TTTGGTATCCGGGCTATGACTATGAAAACATGGTCTCAATAGAAAGACAATTATCAGGTGTCAATTCTATTGTAGGTCCTGGTGTTATTAATGGTTGGACTGTTGAAAAATTATCAGACAGTAGAGCAAATCAATTATTATTATTAAATGGATACTCTTCTAGTTCAACAAGTGAGTATGGATTAAAGTTATCAGCCTTAAATCTTAATTTTACAATTACAGTAACCGCAGCAACTACAGTAAATATTACACTTTCTGGTGTTCAAACCATTGATAATGTGTCTGTTATTGCTGGAGACTTAGTATTAGTCAAAAATCAGTCTACTGCTGCCAATAATGGTATATATATTGTTGCCTCCGGTGCATGGACAAGGCACTCTTCACTAGACAACTCTTCTGATTACACAAACAACTTTGTAGTATATGCTGAAGAAGGATATATAAACGGTAATACTCTTTGGATAGGTGTTACTTCTGCAAACTCTTTTTCATTAGGATCTACTACTCTTAATTTTGATGATCCATTTAAACAATGCGTAGTTGTAAATCCTGGTAATGGAATTGTATCAAAATATAGAGCAAAAACTGAAAAACCATTTTTCTTTAGATACACAGCTGATAATACATATTACATTTGGGCAGAACCTGGATTGTCAACTTTAACATCAGGATTTTGCAACATAACATCTCCAGCAAATTCAGATAAGAATTACAATACTTATTCAAATGCAGTATATCTAGGCACAATCAAAGTTTCTTCTGATGCAACATATACAAATATTCAAATTGTTAATTCTATCGTTTTAGAAGAGAGAAGAAATCATATCAATGAAACTTCTGGAGAATTTCAAAGGCAACTTCAGCTATCTTATTTAAAACATAAACATATTGGAGACAAAAATCCATCTAAAATTAATTTGCAAAATTATGTTCATCTTTTAGCGCAGAGTTCAGACAATTTTGGATCTTTTGAAAATTCATCCATATTCTTATTGAAAAATCAAGATGGAACAAATTTTTCTGAAACTTTGGTAAATTACGGAGATCCAATTGTTAAAGTTGACGGAAATACTCTTGTTGATACTGAATATTCAATAACAAATGTGAGTCCTTACACTCTTTACCTCAAAAATACTATAAAGTCTACTTCTAAACTTGATGTTGTTCTACCCATAGCAGATAGAAAAAATCTCATAGCTATCAACAGTTCTTATCAAAAATTAGTGTCTGCATTATCATTAGAAACATATTACACTCTTTCTGATGGAACTATTGCACAAGATACTAATCCAGATGGAAGTATTTTTGACTATTATGTTCCTTTCTCATGGGGACAATATGAGTATTCAATTAAAGGTCTTTATATTAATGATGAACTTATTGATACTGTTCATTATTCAATCAATAACACTTCGGGAACAATTTATCTTAATAAATCTCTTCCAAATTATAATAACTTTACATTTGAAGATTTAGTTTTAAAGATTGATAAAAATCAAATTGAAATTACTGGTAGCTTGAAGAATTCTAATATTGAAAGCGTATCTGCATCAAAAATCAAATCAGGTAAAATTTCATCAAATATACTAGATATAACTCATAGCAATTCTTATAGATACAAAGAACCATGTAGTTTTATACCAACTAAAAATTTAGTAGCTGGTATAGGAAGAACTATTCTTTATCCATACAATACATCTTCTGTCATTCAATATAATGATAGTATAACTAGTTTTTACAAATCTAAAAATACAAGCGAAGATTTATTTTATGTTGGCGGCAAAAGAGGCATCAGTCTCTTAAATATAAACTCCAATTTATCAACTCAAGAATTTGTAAATTTTGCAGATTACGGATCAACTTTAGATATCCAAGATAATATCTTAGTTCCTGAAAATGAAAACTATTTTAAAGAAACTTATATCACAAACAGTCTTGGTAAAATAAATATTTTTAAAGATGAGAAAATTTCAGAATTAAAAGTTCCAAAAAATTCTATTTATCAAAATATTTTTGTTAATAAATTCTTTGTTTCTTCTAACAAAATACAATCTGGCAGTGGCAATACTATAACATTCTCTTGGCAAAAAGATTATTGTGCTGCAACTGACAGTGGAGTATATTTTGCACAAATTGCAGAAAATGCAGCTGTTCAAGATTGGTACTGGAGAAAGATAAGCAACGTATTTACATCTGCTGGAACTGCTGCAACTTATTTTGATAATGTAAAATCTGTTCAAGAAGTTACTACTAAAACAATCAATGTAATTAGTAGTGATTACAATGAAGTTATTTACAAGAAAAATATTTATGCAGCATCTACTGGAACAACTTCAAAAGGTTTATATGTTGGAAATATTAGTCAACTTACTCAGGTAACTACAGACGAAGTTAAGGGTGTCTATATAATTAATTCCGGAGGATATAAAAATAATATTCTTTGGTGGAATGATTATGATTTATATCTTACACATGCAACAAGATTATCTACAAGTACTTCTGGAGAATATTGGACAGTTGCTTTTGAAGACACTGACGCTTCTTTTACTGCTTGCAATGCAGCTACAACTACTAATATTGCTCTATCAGGAATAATTGTAGTTGATGGATATACTCCTTCTGTGGGCAACAGAATACTTGTTAAAAATCAAAACAATAAAACACAAAATGGTATTTATGTAGTAGCTAGTGGAAGCTGGACTAGAGCAACAGATTTTGATGCTTCTTCTGAATATATTAGTTATAAAAAAATAAGCATTAGTTCAGGAACTCTTTACGGTTCAAGCATTTGGTTTTTGAAAAAAATAGATGCATTTACTTTAGGAACTAATGATGTTGAGTGGGATATTTACAAGCTCAAAGTTTATTCAACAAATACACCTTCAGGAGCCACATCTAGATCAGTAATATCTTGTGTAATACAAAAAGACAATTCGAAATTTTACAATGAATATCTTGTTGGACACTCTAATGGTGTTGCAAGAGTTTTAGATTTAAATAATAACAACTCATCAATATCATATGAAGAACTTTACTGGGAACAATCTTTATTAGGTGGAATTAATTCGCTTTATTATTACGATGACAATTCTAACTATGGAAAATTATACGCTGGTACAGAAAATGGTATGTTTGTTAGCACTGAATTGCTTTGGCAGCCTAATACACAATCAACATCTGGAAATTATAGATGGATAAGAACTAATAATATTTTCACAGAGGATGATATAGATTTCACTGTTTTCAATAAAGATTATCAATCTATATCAAATTATTCTCTTATTTATCCATATCAAATGGTTGCTATTGGAACTTCTTATATTCCAGGTCAGCAATTTTATTACGAAAAAAACTTTGATAAGTTTACTACTGAACCTTGGTATCCAGTACAAAATGATGCATCTGGAAGTAACACAAGAGTAATGATGTATATAGGAGATAGCCCTAGTGACATTCCTTTTGTAACAGATGCAAAAAATGGAGAAATATATTTTACTAAATCTGTTTCTAAAGATCAGATAAATAATGTTTCCGTAACTGTCTCAAGAGATTTTAAAACAATTGTTGATGGTGGAACAAAACCACATACATCTGAATTTGTTCCACTCGCAAAAGGCAAAGATCCGATAGCATTATTAGCTTTTACATCATCTCCAATTGATACTATAATTTACTTAAATCAAACAATAGATAGTTCTCTCAAACTATTGATGTTGAAAACTGACAATAATAGTGAAATTGTTTATATCAAAAGTATTGATAATACAACATATCCAATACAAGTCAGTCTTGTAAATTCTAGAACTTTAAGTAATATTTCTTTCAATGCTGGAACAACTGTATATTCAATCAAGGATGATATTGTTTCAGGGTTAGAAGATGATTTACAAATTCTTTTATCTCAAGAAAAATATAATTTATCTTCCGCTAACAATACAAATGTAAATACATTATCCAGAGCTCTCAAAAAACAAATAGCGACATTGTATGATTTCAGTGCTCCAGTAGTATCTCAGACTGACACTAGAGGATTGAAAAACAATAATCTTGTTATTGATTTTCTAACAAGTAACTCTGTTGATCTTTTAAATTCAACATATAAAAATAGAACTGAATTAGTTCCAAACTCCAATGATATTGATTCCAATCCTACAATAATCAGAAATATTTTTGATCCATCAAAAGATGGAACAAATACAAGACTAGCAACTAATCAAGGAATTTGGAAGTTCTCAGATAACTATTGGGAACTTGAAACAACTCTTGATGATGCTTATGATATAAGCTACATTGTATATGATTACAATTACAATTTGATTGCTGGAGCATCTAATGGTATTTGGAAATATAGCACTTCATGGATTAAAGATAACTCTTCTGAACAAAAACAAAATGCATATTTGACAGGTTATTGGGATGGAGAATTATTTGAAGCTTTTGGTAAGTCTAACGGTTTGACAGTGAATGTTTATAACACTGACAGAACTTCATTTATTTCTGATTTCTTAAAATTAACTTCCAAGAATATCAATGGAATTTTTATTGGCAATCATGTTAAAAATCAAGTTAGTGTAACTTCTTTTGATTGTTTACATGCAGCTGGTGACGATGGATATTACATCATATCCAAGGGTGATAAAACTTCAACATTTAGTCCTCTTTTAGTTGCAAGAAAAATGTTTTTTGCAAGCAATCCTGATGGAGTTTCTAAATTTTATAAATCATTTCAAGCTTACAATATTCCAGCAATACCATCAGTTCCAGAATATTCTAATATGCTTTTTATTCTTACAGATGATGGTGTCCTAAGAATAAAAAACTGGAAATATTGTTATCCAGATTTTTCAAATGCAAATGATTTTGTTATTGATGCAAGATATTTAAGATCAAGACATTGTTTTTGTTTTGCTATTGATAAAGAAGAAACTACTACTGCAGTACCTGGCAAATCCAAAATATATATAGGTACAGATAATGGAGTATATAGGTCTTTTGATGGCGGATATACATTTGAACCTACACAACTTTTGTCAAATATTTCAGTAGCAGTTTATGACTTAAAAGTATTTTCTTCAACTTACAATTCAACAGTAAGTAATGTTCTAGTAGCTGCAACAGATAACGGTATTTGGTATACAATTGATGATGGAGACAATTGGTATAGAGCAGCTGAACAAACTGTATCTTCATTATCTCCAGTTTTATTTAAATCTCAACCATCCAATGATCTAAAAATTGTTGCTTCAGATAGTAATAGTTTAGGGTATTTAGCTCAAACTTTTTCAACTTCATCAACAGCAAGCACTATAACAAAAGTTTCAGCTTATGTGACTGTTAGAGATCAAGATAGATTATCTTCTGCTTCTTACAACGATAGCTTATCTAATAGCACTGTTACTGCTTATGTTTACTCTTTGGATAATAATAATTATCCAGACACATTGTTAGCTAGCTCTTCATCAAAAACTTATACTGATATTAATTTAGGCGGATTTACAACTTTTGATTTGATAAGTGATTTAGATATTCCAGGATCAGGAACAACTTCATTAGCTTTAGTTCTCAAAGAAGTTTCTAGTTCTGTTCCATTATTCTCATGGAAGAAATCTAATTTAAATAATCCATATACTTCAGGTAGAGCACAATACAGTTCTAATGACATTACTTGGAGTGGATATAGTACTAGCTACGACTTCTTCTTCAAAGTTCATTATGATAATATTTCATCACCAACACTTACTTATGTTCCTGTTGGCAATTATGACAACTCTGCTATAGATTGGGAAGACGCAATTTACCAAGGTGTTTTAGCTGATGACAATGGATATCTGAAGTTAGATGCAAAATTCATTGTTTCAAATCTATTTGATGTTTCTATATCTAATCAAAATTCTACTGGGTATTCAAATATATCAGCTGGTATCAGCACAGTAATTGGCTCTTTAGTGTCTAGATCAGCAAACACAGTAACATCCTATGTAGACGCATCTACTTATTCATATTCTAAATCCTTAAATGATATTTGGACTTATGGTTCCACAGTAATACATAGAAGTTCGCTTGGATTTACAAATTCTGGTATAGCAATAACTTCTTCACTTGTTTATTTTGGAGAAAACACTAACACTGAAGAAGCTGTAAACATTGCTAGTATTGGCTTACAGCCTCAAGGTGTAGTAGATATATTTGAGGTTGCCAGTGCTGTAGGTAATACTCAACAAATTTCTAAAGTTAGAGATTATCTCTATGAAAGAAGTTTATTGCGTCTATCTGATTTAAAAAATAGATATGCTAATGAAAGTGGATTGCAACTTACACTTAATCCAAAATCTAGTGCAAGCACAGGAACAACCATTTATTTCAGTACTGATAATACTAATACATTTACATGGAATACAGATAAATATCCATACGCTGAAGTAGTAAAGAATTCTACAACACTTAGTTCAGGATATACTGTTTTACCATCGCAAGGTGCAGTATCGTTTACTTCAGCAATTACTTCTAACGATGTTGTTATTTTAAAATTAAGAGAAGACTGGGACGGAAGTGTTTTGAATATTCCTTACAGTTCATCTGCATCTTCTTATATGATAGAGAGATGGTCAAAATCATATATCCCAGTCATTTCTATATTGACAGACGGAGATGATAATACTCAAAATGATTACACTAGTTTATCTGAAAATTTACAAACTACTTGGAATAATCAAGGAGTAAAACCGTTAGTCTTTGTGACAGATAAATCTTCTAAGACACAAAAACTTAGAAAACTAGTAACAGACAATAATGGTTTACTATTTGAAACATTAAGTGCATCTGATTGGACCGCAACTAACACTTCCTTAATTCATGGTGGAGCTAATAATTTATTTAGTGGCACATGGAATAAAGAAATTAAATTTGAAACACTTACTTACATAAAGAGTGTTCATACAAATTACACAGTATCATCCGGAGAAAGCATAGATAGTACTTGTGTAGTTCGCTTCAAATACTCTATTGATAAAAAGACTTACAGCGATTGGATAACAATTACTAGTAGTTACATATTAGATAAATTTATCACAGGATTTATTTTCGATATTGTTATGAAAGAAGGTTGGAATAATGGTACTAATATTGCAGTAAAACCATTTGTTCAGCAACTTTATTATATTCAAGTTGATCCTATTTCTGATTATATTTTTACTAATAACATAACTTCAAATGGTAATGTTGTAAATTATTTACTTTCGTCAGATTATGATGATTACCTCAAGTCAAAATTATCTTGGGGAATTTGTCAAGGAAACTCTACAAATTGGAATGATTATATTCCTTTGTTGTCAAACAAAAATGGAACTATAAGCAGCAGGCAAAAATCTTATAAGTTTACTCCTGAACAGACTTATGAAAAACTTACATGTGTAAAATCTAACAATAATGATGTTTTATATTTTGCATACAATACGGGTAATAAATTTACTTGGTCTTCAGATGACACTGTTAAGATTTATATTAACTCTGCAGAAATAGCATCATATAATTATATTTTAGATAACGTTAACGGAAGTGTAAAGTTCCGTTTACCAGTCACAAGTAATAATCTTGTTCAAATAACTGTAATCAAACCAAAAGTAAGATACATTTCTCAAGGTGAAGGCACTATAACAAGTGACTATATAACTTATTATTTTGTTAATGGAAGATGGGCAGAAGATAGTAAAGTTGTAATTTATTCTGATAACACTATAGTCAGGGGTGGATATAAGCTAGATCGTAAAAATGGTAGACTTATATTCAACAAAGCAAGAAAAACAACTGAAATTATAACTGCATCAATCACTCCATCATCTAACTACAGAATTGGATTAAAAGTTGATAAGTATAATTCATCTGCATCAGAAATTTATGATTTTAGTTTTATTTATTCTTCTGCAAAAAATACAGATGCATACGCTAAATATTTAAACACCCATATACCTTATATTGTCAAAGATAGTTTGATTCTGGGAAGTCAACTCTACAATTCTTCAGTTGGATCAAGCACTCAAATACCAATATCAAAAAGATTATTTGTAGATTATGATTATGCATCTTTAGAAAATAATCAAGAATATCCTCCTAAAGTTAAGTGGTATAGAACTAGGACTACTGGTATAGCATCTACTACCATTGAGCTCGATAGTAGTCCTAATTATAGAAATAGAATAGTTCAGCAAAATTCAGATACTAATGAAAATGGAGCTTATTTCCTTGAAAATGATCAAGTATATGTAACTGTAGAACCATATGACGGTCTTGATTATGGAATTGCATATACGAGCGATCCGGTAATATTAAAAGATATAACTATTCCTTACGTTTATGATCTTAAGTATTCATCAAATAATACAATTGTAGATAGTACTTTAGTATCAGGTTCTACTCTTATTGCTTCATATATGCCTAGCGATCTATCAAGCGATCAAGCTAAAGTAGAATGGTATGACTTGTCATCTATAGAAACTAGAAAAGTCTATGATGGTGTATCTTTACCACTGACATTTGTTTTGAAAGGTAAGATTTATTCCTTCACTGTAACTCCTTATGACGGAACTACTTATGGTATTCCAATTGAGAGTTTACCTATATATATAATATAGGGTCTAATATATACAAAAAAGAATAATATGAATTGTATAGGAGAAAAAAATGGAAAATATACAATTCATACCTGATGAAGATTTACATGTAGTTTCAGTTCCCTTTGCAGCTTTGTCCCAAACACAAAACTGGGGTATGGCACTAGCTGCTATACAAAATGTTTGGACAGTAACCAAAGGTGAAGGAATAAGAGTGGCTATTTTAGACACTGGAATTTCTGATCATACCGATTTGATTACAGCTTGGAAAAAAGACAATGCTATCAACTGTACTTCTGATCCTACATGGGAAGATAAAGGCAGTGGACACGGTACTCACGTTGCTGGAATTATTGCTAGTAGTGATAATGATTTTGGTGTTGTAGGAGTTGCTCCAAATTGCGAAATAATTCCAATTAAAGTTTTAGATAGTAATGGTTCTGGTAATTATGAATCAATTGAAAAAGGACTTAGAAATGCTATTAACATGAATGTTGATATTATAAACATGTCCTTAGGATCATCAACTACTCCTCCTGAATCTCTGCACGATTTAATTAGACAGGCTGTTGCTCAGGGTATTGTGATAGTTGCAGCAGCTGGAAATGATGCTCATGCAGTTAATTATCCAGCAAGATATGACGAAGTTATAGCAGTCGCAGCGTTAGATCAAAATGGATGTTTGGCAACATTTACTTCTAAAGATGAAACAATTGATATTGTGGCTCCAGGAGTTGATATATATTCAACACACCTGAATAACGAATATTGCAAAATGTCAGGTACAAGTCAAGCTTCCCCATTTGTTGCGGGTATATGTGCATTAATTAAATCTGCCTTGAAGAAACAAAATTTACTTCCTGAGTTTGGAAATCAATTTTGTCAAGCAGATATGATGGTAGCTTTAAGAAACATATGTTCATTAGAAGCAGCACATATTACTCCTGGTGAAGAAAAGAATTGGGGACCTGGCGTTCCTAAATTAGCTAACGTAGATTGGCAAAATATTTTGGTCAAGAAATAAACAAGAGCAAATAAAAAAATAACTTCAGCTCTTCTTTTTTAAATAAAAGAGGTGAAGTATGAAACTTAGATCTTTAGTGACTGGTGTTATAGGGTTGATATTAGCAAGTCTTCTTCTATTGCAACCTTATAAATTAGTTGTTGTTGTTGGAAGATCAATGCTTCCAACACTTAAGGGCGGTCAAATACTTTTAGCTAAAAAAACAAATAGTTTTGAAAGAGGCGACATTATAGTAGTAAAAGAGGAAGAAAACATTATTATAAAAAGAATAAAATATCTTCCTGGTGAATACTATTACACAGTCTTAGATTTTGATACATCCGAAATGCTATTTATAGATAGCGAGTATAGAGAAATGGTTGTAAGTATTAAAAAATATGGTTTTGATAATATAAAAAAATTCAAATTAAGCAATGATTCATATTTTGTGTTAGGGGACAATAGTGCAGAATCAGATGACAGTAGGAGATTTGGTCCTATTCACAAAGAACAGATTTTGTACAAAGTAATAAGATAATGATTAAAAAAGTACCAGGGGAGTTTCGAGGATTTTCATTAGATCTTAATTTAGTTGATCTATTGATAAAAACTTCCCAAAATTCCGAGAAGATTGATGATCCAGTAAAACAAGTAATTCAACTGGGTCTTCAATCTTCTTGTTCTATTTATGTAAGATCTGATTCTTCAAAATCACAATGGTCTGGAAGCGGATTTCATGCTGGAAATGGCTTGATAGTAACCGCTGGACATGTTATTCCTTTAGATGCTGACATATCAGAGATAAATGTCTCTTTTGATAACAAGCAGTTTTATCCAGCTAATCCCATCAAGTCAGACCCCAATATAGACGCTGGTGTTATTTACTGTGAAGGAGCAAAAAGATTCCCAGATCTTAAACTTGGTGACAGCGACACTCTCGAAAAAGGTGACATAATCGCAGTTATAGGAGCTCCTGAAGGTTTTCATGACACAGCAACTGTTGGTAGAATTTCTAATTTACATCAAGGATTAGGTCAAGGGGCCCCATCTCAAGCTTGGAATGACATTATTTTCGTTGATGCTGATATAATGGAAGGTTCTTCTGGCGGTATGGTCATAGGAACAGATGGACTTGTCTATGGTCTAGTTATGGGTGTAACAGGCCAGCATGCAGACGTTGGCATTGGCGAAAGTTCTGTTTCCCCATCAAATAAAATAAAGAAGATTTTGGCTGAAATAGTATAATAATTTCATGTCCAAAAATCCATATGAAATTCTTGGGGTTGATCATAACTCTACATTAGATCAAATTAAGACAGCATATAGAAAGTTAGCTAAAAAATATCATCCCGATGTAAACAAAGAGTCTGGAGCTGAGGAAAAATTTAAAGAAATATCTCAAGCTTACGAAGATATTATTAGTCCAAAACCTCAACAGAATTTTCAACCTCCTCACAATCCTTTTAAGGACACACCTTTAAATAATTTCAGAAGATCATTAAATTTGCCAATAACACTTAGATTAGAGTTGGAAATTTCAGAAGCTTTTGAAGATCAATTAAAGTCTATTGAATATGATAGATTGCTTTACTGCGAAGAGTGTAATGGTAACGGTGGACATGGTGCACAAAATATGTGTACTGATTGTATGGGATCAGGAGAACAATATGTAACTCAAAATCTTGGGTTCATGTTCATCAGAAACTACGCAGGTCCATGTCATAAGTGTAGAGGTAAAGGTAGTTATTTCTCCAATACTTGCCAAAAATGTCAAGGTATCGGACATCATACCAAACGTGAAATATTTAGAGTAACTCTTCCCAAAGGTTCTGCTTTTAAGGGAGTAGTTTTTGACGGTAGAGGTAATTATGGAGATCGTGAACAAAGTCCAGGAACTTTGTTTATAGAAGTTATAATCAAACAAAATGAAATATTGTTTTTCGATCAACAGTTAAATTTACATAATGAAATTTATGTTGACCCAATACAAGCAATAGTGCAACCACATTTTGCATATAAACATCCTAGCGGAAATATTTTGAAATTTAAATTCAATAATAGCGTCAAGAGTGGTTATGTACACATTGTTAAGAACAAAGGTATACCAACATCTTTAGAAACAAGATCAGACTTGCATTTGAAATTTTTGTATAATATACCAAAGGATCTTAGCGAAGAAGAAGAACAGTTCTTGAATTCATATATAGAATCAAGAAAAAGGAGAGATTTACTATGAGTATGGTCAAAAGAGCTACTGGAAAGATTGAAAAGTTTACAGATAGCGAGGGGCATGAAGTACAAGCAGAAAATTTAGTTTGGGCAGATGAGAAGAATGATTCTCCAGCACCAATCAAAGATGAACTTGTAATCCCTTCAACAACTGGAATGGATTTAGATATTGATGCATCTGATGAAGATGACACTGTAATAGCTAAGGATTGCTAAGATGGAAAAATTGATGTCCATATTCACCAATACACAAAATGATCTAATTTTATTTTTAATTTGTTGTGTTGTAGGGATTGCAGTACTTACCTATCTAGCTAAATTTACAGCTGATACCAAAGTTACGTTAAATACACTGCAAGTGATCAAGATTGTTCTCGAAGCAAAATTGGGGTCTAAAGCTGGTAAAATTTTAGACATATGGATCGAAGGTCTTAATAAGATTCAAGATGGTGAGTTTTCTGTAACGGATGGAGTTGATCAATTTGTTAGATTCATTCGTTTAGGAGCAGCATCCAAGGGTATTGAACTTGATGATGAAGATATTGAGAAAATCGAAATGCTCGTCCTTAGCACTCTTGAAACATTTATAAGTAAGCACCCAAAACAAATTACAACTGCTGTAAATAAATTCAACGCAATGAATTCTAAATAATTTATTTTATTTTTATCTGACAACCATTTTGTTGACACCAACAAAATGGTTGTTTCTTTATGTTATAATGGTTTATATGATTGAGATTAAGGTATATAACGATAAGTGTATTATTGTAAACAATGATCATGATCATGGTTTATTGCCTCAAATGTATTCTGAAGCAGTAAAGAATGAGTTGTCTTACACTGTACCGTCACATGAATGGTCAGCAAAATATAAGATGGGGCAATGGGATGGAAAAATTACTCTTTACAACAAGAGATTGCAATCATTCCCTGCCGGATTGAGTAATAGAATTGCAAATCTATTTCAAGAATTAAAAGTTCAACATACTTTTATTGATTGCAGAACTAAACCAGCAAAAGATTATCCTATAGCTTGTGATTTTCAAGGTAAAGAGCTAAGAGATTATCAGCATATATCAGGAGTCTTAGCACACAAAAGACAAAGAGGAATGTTAGCTCTGGCAACTGGAGCTGGAAAAACTATGACTTCTTGTTTTATATTTACAAAACTTAAAGTAAAGCCAGTTGTTTTTATTGTTCCAGCTATTGAACTATTAAAACAAACACAAAAAGAATTTGAAAAGTACTTACGATTAGACGGTCAACCTGTCAAAGTTGGTATTGCTGGCGGTGGATTGTGTGATATCAATATGGATGGTATCAATGTTATCACTTATCAAACAGCGTTGATAGCTTTTGATAAAAAGTATGTTGAATCAAATAATAAAATTGTGGAAGACAACGGTGAAGGAAGTAAATCAACAGCTCTTCTTCAAAAAGAATTAGAAGATACTTTAGCTGCATACAAAAAAGCTAAAAACACAGCAAATAATCAATTGTCAGATTTACATTCTGAAGTAATCAATGCAGAAGAAAATCAATCAAAAGATGCAGAAAAACTACGCAAAAAATATGAAAGAGAAATAAATTCTCTTACCAAAATTGAACTAATTGCATACAAAAAAGCTCAGACAGCCTGGGATCACAGACAAGAAATATTATTCCAAAAAAGCCAAGTAAGAAAAGTTATTGCTGAATGTACAGCTCTGATTATAGATGAAGCTCATGTTGCTGCTGTGGTTACTGAAGAAATTGGCAAACAATCTCTTAATTCATATTATCGCTTAGGGCTATCTGCTACTCCTTTTAGAACTGATAATCAAGAAATTAGAATTGAAGGTACTCTCGGTGGAAAAATTGTTGAAGTTACAGCAAGTGATTTGATCGAGCAAGGATATTTAGTTCCACCAAAGATCTTCGTTGTTCATATCAAAGATGTGCAATCAGCTCAAACATGGCATGAAGTTTACAACTTAAATATCGTAAATCACTGGGAAAGAAACTATCGCATAAAGCAGTTTGCAGAAGGTTTCAAACAAAAAGGTGTACCAACTCTCATTCTTGTTGAAAGAAGAGAGCATGGTGAAATACTCGAAGGTATGATTGAGGATTCAGTATTTGTCCCAGGTGGAGACAAAGGATTTGACGATCCTACTGATGAGGAAAAAAACTACAGAAGAAGAATGCTTAATGCTGTAGAAAATAATGAAATAATTCTTATAGCAACACAATGGGCAAATGTTGGAGTTGATGCTCCTAAAATTTCTTGCTTAGTGTTGGCTGGAAGTAATCAATCTCCTGTTACTACTTATCAACAGGTTGGAAGAGTCTTAAGATGTGTTGGAAAAGATGTGGAAGCTTCAATACAAAACGGAAAACCTGAAGCTATTATTATTGATTTCGCATCTCAACACAAGAATTTGAAATCACACTCTAATATGAGAAAAAATGTATACAGAAATGAACGAGCTTGGAAGATGTATGAAATAAAATAATCTACGCCATTGTAGATTATGAATTACCTTACATTTGCATTTTGAATAATGCTGAAATTACTTGATTCATCATCTCTTCAATTTGTTCAAAAATCTTCATAATAATCACCCCCTTCTTAACGTAAAAAAACCGCTGATTAATACCTTCAGCGGTTTACACTATAATATTATACCTGTTATCAGAGAATACCTTTTGCAAGTGCATTTATACTAAATAGGGAATAAGAAATTACCTTTGGAGGAGGAAGCCATGTTTCATCAAACAATAGTCGGAAAGCCTAAGCATTGTCTTAACAGGAACTGCAAAACTCCATTTACTAAAAACTCTCATCTTGGTTGGTTGCCAAAATCAGAAGTTGAAGTTTATGCAATTATGAGATGTCCTAAGTGTAAAGATACGTTTGCTGTTGTTCAATTAATTTCTATGGCTCATGATTATAGAAATGACTTACCAGCTGATCAAACGAAAATATCGAAATCTGGTCCTATAACCAAAAGTGAAACTCTGTCATTTAGAAAAAAACTTGAAAATAAAGATGCTTTGAAAGAACTTTTTGAAGGATATAAACCTGGAGGAACTGTTTTACCAGAAGATCCAGAATAAATGTATAATCCTATATTATGGGATATGCAATTGGAATTGATTTAGGGAGTACTTTTAGTGTTGTATCATATGTAAATTCAAATGATCAACCCGAAGTTATTCCAAACGATTTAGGAGAGCGTATAACTCCAAGCGTTGTTAGTTTTGGCGACGAAATATATGTAGGGCAGTATGCTGTTGACATGGAGCAGCATTTGCCCTTTTTTAGTACCATTCGTGTCGTAAAAAGACACATGGGAACTAGTAAAAGATTTGCAATAAATGGTAAGTCATATAGTCCTGAAGAAATTTCATCTCACATTCTTAAATATTTGAAACTATGCGCTGAAACATATTTAGGTACAGAAGTTACCGAAGCAGTTATTACCGTACCAGCTTATTTCAACAACGATCAGAGACAATCCACCAAAACGGCTGGAGAACTAGCTGGATTAAAAGTTTTACGTATTATCAATGAACCCACAGCAGCATCTCTGGCTTATGGGTTAGATAAGAAAAATGATGCAACAATTTTAGTTTATGATTTGGGGGGAGGAACATTTGATGTCACTTTACTCAAACTTATGGACGGTGTTGATTTTCACGTTCAATCTACATCTGGAAATACTTCTCTTGGCGGTGTAGATTTTGATTCTGCTATAAGTGAAATTATTTGCAATAAAACTATCAACACATTAGATCCTGTTGATTTGAGAAACATATCGGAGAAAACTAAAAAAATGCTTTCTCATATGTTAGTGGCTAATCTTATGGTGGGCAAATCACCAATTAAAATTACTCGTGAAGAGTTTGAAGTTTCTATCAAGCATTATATTGATAAAACAATGGTCTGTGTAAATGATGCACTAAGAGACGCAAATACAAAAACTGACAAGATAGATGAAGTTGTATTTGTAGGTGGAAGTACTAGAATTCCAATGATTGAAAGAGCTATTGAAGAAAAGTTTGGAAAAAAGCCAAATAAGTCAATAAATCCTGATGAAGCCGTATCAATAGGGGCAGCAATCCAAGCATCAGTTTTGACAGGAAAATCAAGCAGAGAAGTGTTTCTTTTAGATGTCTGTCCTCTATCTTTGGGTGTAGAAACTCAAGGTGGAATTATGAGCATCTTAATTTCAAGAAATACTCAAGTTCCGTCAGTTGTAAAGGAAATCTTTACAACTGCTTATGACAATCAAACTTCTGTTGATGTGAAGATTTTTCAAGGAGAAAGACCAAAGACGATTGATAATTTATGCCTTGGAGAATTTAAGCTTGATGGAATAGAAAAATCACCTAGAGGAGTACCAAAGATTGAAGTAACATTTGAAATTGATGCAAATGGTATACTTTCAGTCAAGGCTCAAGATTTGGACACTGGAGTCAAGAAAGATATTGAGATTACTGGGCAAGCATCATTATCAAATGAAGAAATATCAAAAATTATTGATGATGCACAAAAATACAAAGAAGAAGATGAATATTTTAGAAAAATTACAAATATGCACGATTTTCTTTATGATTGCGAAATTCAAGTTGAAGAACTACTTAGAACTAATGCACTAAGCAAAGAAGATATTATTGATTTGAATGATTTGAAAATTTCTATACAAGAAGATGGCAAAAGTCAAAATATAGAACTCTTGTCCAGTTTATTAGAATCTGCTAAAGAAACTATTAAAGAAAAATCAATAAAATTGCATGAGATTGCCAAGGAAAAAGCAAATATATGAACAGGTTAGGTTTTTGGTCAAGTTTAATTTGCGCAATACACTGTACGATTTTGCCACTTGTTCTAATTTTAATTCCTACATCTGGTGTCTATTTGTTTATCAATGAAACATTTGAGCTTGTATTTCTTATTGTTTCATTACTTATAAATATCGCAAATTTGTGTTTTGGGTACAAGGTTCATAAATCTAACAAAGCCTTGAGTATATTAGCTCTTGGATTATTTTTATTTTTAGTCGGCAGATTGCTTCATAAACATAATGACGAAAATGTAATTCGATATGATTTATTTAACTTTTTTATGATATTAGGCGGTGTAATGATGGCTTTTTCAAGTTTTATAAATAGCAAGATGTGCAATACTTGTAAAAAATGTGAGTGCAAAAAAGATGGATGATAAAAAAATAGATAGGCAAAAATTAATAACTGATGACAGTTATGAGCTTTTACCTATCGAAATTGAAAGTATAGTAGTTAATGCAGAAAGTCGAGTTTTTGTGGCTTTAAGTGATGGATATAATAAAAAAGCTTATGAATTAAATACTTATGAAGCTAGCATGCTAAGCTTTTTTGCTAAGTATTATCATGAAAATGCACACATACAAACCATGCATCAAGCTTTTCTGAAATTTCTAAAATTATATAAAACAGAAATAGATGGTATAGTTATTGAAAGTAAGGTTGGGGATGTAATTTATTGTTCAGTGAAATTTACAGATAGTAAACTAAACAATCTTTTTACCATCTTATCTTTGAATGATGGTTTGATACTATCCATATTGTCCAAGAAGGAAATAAATATAGTCCAACTTGTTTGGGACAATATGGATAGCATTGATGACTGGGATTATGAAAACTTCATAATCGATAATGACGAAGACTAGTTATTATGCAACGTAGCACATAAAGTCGAAGTCAACTGTTAAGATACCAGTATTGACTTGGAAGTTTGTAGCGTTGATGATAGCTTTTGAAAGACCAATTCCAGCTGAAATAAGGTTTTGCCAGCCAAAGACGTTTTGTTCATCATACCCGGCAACTTCAAGAGCAAATGAAGTTGAACTTGCAGAAGCAAGAATAGTCTTACCTGCACTCTGAGTTGTAATACCAGCAAGGTTTTCGTCAGCATATGTTGAACCAACAACAACTGCACCCTTGCCTTTACCAGAAACAGTAATAGCATTAATACCAATGTGTGGGAATGGAGTACCATACTTGTATGAAATACCGTTACCAGACAAACCAGATGGTAAGTTAGTACCACCACCGCCACCAAGGGAATAACCGCTATTTGGATTGACAAAGTTGTATGGGTTGATGAAATAAGCTTTGCTTGTTTCAACATTAACGCTGATAGATGCTTCTTGAATGAAGTAAGTTCTGTTACCAATTTGTGCTCTGAAGTCATAGAAACGAGCAACTCTAGTAGGACCAGCAGTTGAATATCCAACACCAGAACCTGTTGGATCTAAGGATGGGTGTGGAGCATTAGACTGAACTACCCAGAAGGAAGATGTACCAATACCAACATCTCCATCACCCTCTAAAGTAATGGAAACCGATCCACCACCTTCGTTGATCGAAAACTCAGCAGATTTCAATACAGGAAGTGTAGCGGTGGTTGGATTGAGAATTTCAGTGATTTTATCATCAGCTAGTTGTCTACCATCCCATCTAGAACCACCACCGATAAGGATAGGAGATTGAATTGAGATAGACTCACTAGCTCCACCGATGTCCATAATTCTGGTTTTTGGACTACCAGTTATCATTGACTTCGGATTGGCATCAATCGTAACACTTCTACTTGCTGACTCTACAATATAAGAATAACCAGCACCACCACTGGCTGTTCTAATATAGACAGCTTTGTAAATACCAAGGATGTCATTATTAATAGGCATTTTTTCTACTCACTTTCAAAAGATTTCTTATTTCATTCTTTTGTTTTTAAAGATTATTGTTCTTATTCATTATAAGTTAGATGCTTCCCTTTCAAGCGAAAGTGAATAAGCCATTGGCTTGCATCGAAGCGTCTGGTTTATTTATTCCAATCCAACTAGTCGTTCTCCTTATTATTTGTGAGGATAATGGAGTTTGTGCGATGTTAAACACTGGATTTGGAAAAGAAGCAGTTATACTTCCAATTTCAAAAGTAAGATTTTGAAATTGCATAAAACCACCATGAATGAAAGTTTGTTGATCAGAACCTTGTCTTGATACTTCAGTGATTGATCCTGACCACTTTGTTGTTTTAACAGCAATAAGTTCTATTTGATCTTTGTGTGTAACTCCAGCACCAGCATAATAAGGCATTAGAAAAACAGGAGTTATAAGTTCATTTTCAATCTTGATTTCAAATTCAGAAGTTGTTCTCATAGAAGATTCTTTCCTGAAAGCATTGCATTCAGCAAATGACAAAACTCTTCCCTGGAGAGAGTTTTCATTTATATTGAATGTTGAACCAGTTCCAGCATCTACCATTCCAGTGACACTTAATGTCACATTTACTGGGCCACCGTCACTGGTTTTTATTGTTAAGTTGTTTATCACCACTGAATCTAAAGATAAAAGTTGATTATTGTCAGATCCAGGATTACTTACGGTTGCATTAAAATGAGAAAGAACATGATGTGTATCAATTCTTAAAGCTGACATAGGCCTTGCTGCATAAGTTAGTAAAGTTCTCGCAGCACTTTCTAAGTTACCATTTTTATCAACTCTTAATGGAAAAGAAATTGAACCTTCGTATTTCTTTACACCTAAATTGTATATAGAAGCAGATGGTCCACCTTGAACATAATAGTTGATATCAAGTTCCTGTGTTTGATTAATATCACAATTTTCTACTAGTAGATAATCTCCATTGATACAAATACTCTTAGTTTGTAATCCAGTAGCAAATTGACCTCTTGTTAGGATACCTGGGAATGCCACTTTACCACCTAGAGTCTTTTACTTCAAAGAAGCTTTTGAATGTTGAGTTAACTCCATTATAAGATTCCCAAGTATATTTGTGTTTACCAACTCTTGACGGTGTCCAGGATTTATAATACGATCCAGTAGTTCCAGTGCCTTGAATATTTTGTGTATTTCCAGATCCTGATCCAACTCCGAATGTAAAAGTATAACCTATTCCACCAGGTTCAAACATATAAAATTTAAGACCTGTAGTAGTTATACCAACACCAGATTCATCTGTAAGAGCTGCATAAATTTTTATTGTTGTTCCAGTGTATATCTCACTATTGTTCATCTAGTTATCCTTATTGCTAACAATATCTGATGTTAGTATGTATGGAGTTTTTATATAAGATTGCAAATTGTATGCTTTTTTTAATGGACTATTTTCTACTGTTATATGAGAAACAATATTGAAAACTTTATTAATTGATGCTGACAAAAGATATTTACTAGAAATATTTTCCTCTTTAGTAAGATAAACATCAATGTTAAATGATTTTTGTATATAACTTACAATTTTTTCACTTGCCATAGCTTTTATTTTCCTGCAATTAAGGTGTGTATTCCTTATAAAAAAAAAGCTCAGGACTTGCCTGAGCTTTTTTTGCTTACTCTTCTGTTTCTTCTATTTCAGAACTGAGTGGTACTAAAATCACACTTTGCACCATATCATTGTCATCTAATGAGACTATATTATTTGCTTGTGTTGCTTTGGATTTATTCCTAAGACTGTCAAGATTACATCTCATCATTTTGCCTTTAGATGTTAGAACCAAGATGTCATCATTATCAGTAACAGCTAAAGCAGAAACAATCTTTCCTGTCTTTTCTCTTTTGGACTGATTGATAGTTCTTTGCCCTTTGACACATCTACCAGCAGTTGACCTATATTCAGATGCAGAAGTTTTCTTTCCTTTTCCATATTCAGTAATAACTAAAATGGATGGGTCTGCTTCTGAATCAATAGCTAGAACAGATGCAATGCTATCTTCTGGTCTTAGTAGCATAGATCGACTACCTTGTCCATTCTTTCCAATGCATCGAACTAAAGTCTCATTGTAACGAACAGCCATACCTAGCGAAGTAACAAGCATAACATCTTTATTACCGTCAGTCATCATAACAAAACTCAATCTATCACCTTCGGTAAGAGTTATTGCTTTCAAACCACGTTTTCGCAAGCTTGTATCGTATTCACGAATTTCGGAACGCTTAATCAAACCCTTGTTTGTGACCATAATAAAATAACCATCTATGTCTAATGATTTCATGGTGATTGTAGAAGATACAGATTCACCCTCAGTTAGATTCAAGAGATTATTTAAGTGTGTGCCTTTAGAAGTACGTGAAGCTAGGGGAATTTCATAACCCTTCTTCTTTAACAAATTACCTTGATTTGTAAAGAATAAGAACAAGTCATGAGTTGTACCACTGTAGATATCAGAAGCTTCATCTTCTTCGCGAGATTTGACACCAATCACTCCCTTACCACCACGGTTTTGTGTTCTAAATGTATCAAGGGGAACACGCTTGATATATCCATCTTTTGTTAGGGAGACAATAATATCTTCTTCTTGAATTAAATCTTCATAAGAAATTTCATCTTCAAGAGCAAGAATTTCAGAACGTCGATCATCACCAAATTTTTCAGCAAGTTCAAGCTGTTCTTTTGATATAAGACCAAGCATTTTGCTCTCTGATGCCAACTGAGCAGATAACCATTCATTACGCTTAGCTAACTTATCAAATTCATCTTGCAATGCACGAGTGTCAAGTTTTGTAAGGTTTCCAAGAGTAATCCTAAGAACTGCATCAGCTTGTTCTTGCGAAGATACAAACTCTTGAGCAATAAGCTCCTTGGCTGCTTCTTCTTTGTTATCGGCATTACGAACAAGTTTAATAACAGCATCAATCTTGTCAGTAATTCCAAGAAGACCTTCAAGGATATGAATTCGTGAACTATTCTTTACATGTTCTGCAGTAAATTTATTAGTAAGAACTTCTTTACGATGATCTACAAATGCTTTTACAAGTTGAAGTATAGCAACATTCTCAACAACTTTTTTGCCATCTAAAAGAACTGTTGAGTTAACAGAAAAACTTGTTCGAAGAGACGTACGCTTCAAGAGTTGATTCAAAATAACTTGTGAACTTGCAGTTTTGTGAAGCCAGATACGGACATCCATACCTTTTTTGCTTGTAAGATTCTTGAGACCAGTAATTCCCTCAATCTTCTTACTTTCAACTAATTCTTTGATTTCACGACAAAAGCTTTCAGCACTACTGCCGTAAGGTAGTTCTATTATCTTGATAATTTCCTGATTACGCTCTTGAACAATGTCGTAATATCCTTCAAGTTGAACAGTACCGCGTCCGTTTGTAAAGTATGAACGAATACCATCTAACCCTAAAACCTTACAGCGAATTGGGAAGTCTGGACCAGGAACAATTTGCAATGCTTCATCTGTAGTGATATCTGGATTTTTGATATAAGCATCAATCAATTTAGCAACTTCACGTAAATTGTGAGGTGCCATATTAGTAGCCCATCCAACTGCAATACCACTACATCCATTTACAATCAAGTTAGGAAAGAGTGAAGGAAGAACAGTTGGCTCCATCATTTCATCATTGTAGTTTGATTGATAACGAACTACCTGATCAGACAATTCGTTTACCATCAAATCACCAAATGAAGACAATTTAGCTTCAGTGTAACGCATAGCAGCTGGTTTATCTTCAGGAGCAGGGGAACCAAAATTCCCCTGTGGAGTGATAAGAGGGTAACGCAATGACCAAGTCTGTGCCATACGAACAAGAGTTGGATAAACTACTGCTTCTCCGTGTGGATGGTAATTTCCAGATACATCACCACAAATCTTTGCACACTTCTTAGTCTTACCAGATGCACGGAGTTTTAGATCATCCATAGCAACTAAGGTTCGTCGTTGTGATGGTTTCATTCCATCACGAGCATCTGGCAGTGCCCGATCTTCCATAACTGCAAAAGCATAATTGGTAAATCGTTCATCAATAAGATCTACAAAGTTCTTTTCAAGAATTGTATCAACTAAGTCTGATGCTTCCGCAACATTCTTAACTCTAAGATTCCTAGCCATTAGTTTTCAATTTCCTTACTACGTTCAAAAGACTTCTTAATAATGTGAGCCTTACGTGGACCAACTTCACTACCCATTAATACTGTTAGCATATTAGAAGCTTCTTCAGCATCATCGACACCAATTTTTATTATTTGACGTGTGCCAATTTCCATAGTTGTGTGTCCAAGTTCTTCAGCATCCATTTCTCCCAAACCCTTGAATCGTGTCACATCAATTTTATCACCATACTTAGCACGATAGGAATTTAGTTCTTCTTCAGTGTGAATATAATTGTGAACATTCTTCACAGTGACACGATACAGAGGTGGTTTTGCAAGGTAAAGATGTCCCTTCAAAACAAGTGGACGCATAAATCGATAGAAGAATGTCATAAGAAGAGCAGCAATATGAGCGCCATCATCATCAGCGTCAGTCATAATAATAACCTTGCCATAACGCAAATCTTCAATCTTAAAATCATCACGAATTCCAGTTCCAATTGCTGAGATAAGAGCAGAAACTTCTTCATTTGCAAGAAGCTTAGCAAGTTCATTCTTTTCTGGATTGATGATTTTTCCACGAATAGGAAGAATTGCTTGAGTGATTGGATTTCGACCACCCTTGGAAGACCCAGCAGCTGAATCACCTTCAACCAAGAATAATTCAGAAATGGCTACATCTTCAGTATCACAGTCAGACAACTTGCCAGGAAGAGATCCTGACTTACCTAAAAATCCTTGACGCTTAATAGACTCAGAAGCTTTCTTTGCTGCAGCTCTTGCACGAGCTGCTCGTAAAGCACGTTCAGAAATCATTTTAAGAATTGATGGATTTTTTTCAAAATATTCAGTAAGAGCTTCAGAGAAAAGTCTGTTTACCACACCTTCAACTTCAGGTGAACCAAGTTTGCCCTTAGTTTGTCCTTCAAATTGTGGCTGTGGTAGACGAACAGAGATGATAGCTACAATACCTTCACGAATATCTTCACCTGTCAAATTAGGCTCTTTTTCCTTGATAATATTTAAGGAACGAGAGAATTGATTTATAACCCTTGTGATAGATGTTTTAAATCCACTAAGATGAGTTCCACCGTCAGCAGTATTAATGTTATTCGCAAATGCATAAATTGTTTCATCATCATCTTCTGAATATTGAAACGAAACTTGAACATTTACTTTGCCCGATTTATTTTCAAAGTAAAATGGTTTTGAAGGATATGGATTTGAACGAGTAGATGCAAGATAGCTTACGTAATCAGCAATCCCACCTTCGTAATAAAAATCTTCTTTAGTTCCAGTATGCTCATTTTTGTAAACAATTTTGAGTCCACCGTTAAGATAAGCAGTTTCTTTTAAACGTCGTACAATAACAGTTTCATCAAATTGGATATTGCTATTTGAATGTTTATTCCAATTTTTATAAATGACATCCAAAGTTTGCTCATTTATATTTGTTGACTTGAAAATATCAAAGAAAATAGCACCGTTAATTTCTCCATTGATTAATGCTTTACGCCACTTACCGGAACATTCTGCAAAAACTTCATCAATTTCAAAATCATCAACAAGAACTTCTTGGAAAGCATCTTCAACAGAAAATTGGCCAAAAATATTATAGTCAGGAGTGAAAGATATTTTTGTTCCAGTTGCGTTAGATGTCCCTATTTCTTTGACAGAATTTACAGGGATACCACGCTCAAATGACAATTGGTATTTTTTCTTGTCACGATAAACTTCAACATCAAGATTTACTGAAAGAAAGTTTACACAAGAAGCACCAACACCGTGCAAACCACCAGATGCTTCGTATCCAGATCCATCATCACCAAACTTACCACCAGCGTGAAGTTCAGTAAGTACGATTTCAAGTGTAGATCGCTTCTTTGGATCTTCTTGTTTGACTGCAACAGGGATACCACGTCCATTGTCTATTACGGTGAGCGTACGATTGTCTTTTGAAATAATGACATCAATTTTTGAACAGTGACCAGCCATGTGTTCATCTACAGAGTTGTCCAAAATTTCCCAAACAAGGTGATGAAGTCCCTTTTTACCAGTATCACCAATATACATAGCAGGACGTGTACGAACTGCCTCTTGACTTTCCAAAATCTGGATTGAGTCTTCGTTGTATTGATTTGCCATTTGCTTTCCTTCGCTTCAGTTCAAGTACAGGCATAAAAAAATGCTGTGATGTTTTATATCACAGCATTATACCCAAAACAAGGGTTTTTGTCAACTTTTCTACAGGATGCGATCAGCTACACTATAAAGACCATAAAAATCCAAATTACGTGCTAATTTTACCATGTTCTTGAGTTTTAGTGAAGCCATTGGCATTCCACCAGGAGCTCCTCCAGCTTGTTCTTTAGATTTATTTTTAGCAAAACCAAATGACAGAAACTTAACCGCGTTAGCCATATCATCAAGTTCAATTTCTAAATCAATCAAACTTTGTCCAAATGGCAGTCTTTCCCATCTACTTTTATCTGTGGCATTAATTTCTTCATCGGTAATTTCATTGCCTTCTTTCCTTTTACCGGAATGACCGTCTTTAACTCCACCTTCATCATCCCCGCCATACATTTTCCAAATTTTATTTGCAATTTCTCTTTCGTTAAATTGCAATTCTTCCATGAGCATTTTTTCAATTTCAGCATCAGCAAGTATAAGTCCCAAATTGGACAATGGTTCTTTGATTGCTTTTTGATTTGAGCTTGGAGTTGCTCCTGGAGGTGGTGGCATCCCTGACATACCTGGAAGTCCTGGTAAAGGAGGTAATGAAGGCATAGGTGCTCCCAATCCTGGTGGGGGTAAAATACCAGGAGGAGCAGCTATTTTTAAAAATTTGGACATTATCTTGAATGACCGCTTAGAGAATCAGTTTTATGAGTGCCTCTTCCTGGAGTTTTAAAGACATCTGGAGATTGCTCAGCATTTTCAAAAGTTACTTCTGAAAAACTTTCTTCGTCTTCGTCAAATTCAAGCGCTTCTTTCAATCCTTCCGGATTGAGTATATCCATGTTGCCAAAACTTGATTTAGCAGATGACGCAACTCTCTTAATTAATTGCATAGGAGATAATCCTCTGCCATCAACATATCCATATGAAAAGTCATCTTCCCAAGTTTCTAGAACACTCATTGATTGTAACAAAGCATCAGTCAAGTATGCTTCAACTTGCCTTGAACTTGTTTTTGTTAATTTTCTGGAGTTATATTTTTTATTTATAATTGCTGAAGCAGTTGCTATGATTTTAGCTGTCTCATCGTAGTTGTGTGCTTCGGGAGCAATTTCTTCCAATAGTGTATGAAGTTGAGCTTCTAGATTATGCATATTTTATCTCTCTTGATAAATTGTTATTATATTTTTTCAAATACGAAATGCTTTTACCTTTACTAATCTTTTACTGTTTTGTATTCAGATTTGAATCTAAGGTTACGCACTTGACCATTTGTTGTAATATTATTTGCAGAAAGAATCGCAACAGATGGTGTTTTTACAGCTATACCAAATATTTTACTTCGTGATGTTTGTTCAATACCTAGTTTTGCATTACCAATATTTATGGCATTGGAATAACCAGCTTTAAGAGTTTGCCAGGTTTCAGGAGAGCTATCGTAAGCTTCCGTTGTAGTATTAACCCAATCTATATTAGTTGTGTCTAATGTATATTCAGTCAATACTGTATTTGACAAAAATGCTGGTAAAGGTAATTTTATTCTAAAATTATCTTCTGAATAAGTATTGCCACTACTTACTCTTACTGTGATTTGCGGTTTTACTTCAACGCTAGTATCTAAATCTGTAGATCTTGACCAAACATTTGATGATCCAATGCTTGCTACATAATAGATACCATTTTGCGTCTTGTTGCTTTGATCTTTAAGTAAAACACGATCAAATTTTTCTAAAGTTACACCGTCTAATGTTGCTGGAGGATTTGTCAAAATTATGTTAGCGGTTGATGCAGCAACTACGTCACTTAAAAATGAATTGTTATTGACCTTTGCAAAATAAATAGGAGTAACACCTATTCCTGGGGATGAAATTGTTTCATCGTAAATCAATCCGTAATAACCAGATGAAGTATTTCCACCTAATACATTAACTTTTTTAGTAAGTGAAATTTGATTATCTAAAATTAAATCACTATGTCTTGTAAGATAAAACAAAGCACTTTCATCAACAAAATAAATGCCATTTTGTTTATTGTTTGTTTGGTCCTTAAGTAATACTCTGTCACCTATTTGAACATTAGATATGTTTACAGCTAATCCTAATGCTTGATTTTGTGTAGAAGCAAAAGAACACAAAGTATAGTTTGTCAGGTAATTTTGTTGGAAAAATTCAACATTATGTGTTCCAACAGTTGCAGTAGAAGGATTGAAATATGTTTCGTAAAATTTATTTGTGTTTGCATCTTTGACGAACAAACTTGCTATGGAAAATTGTGTTGTACTACTACCCGTACCAACTCTTATAAGGTTAGGTTGAGATACTTGCTTTACTCTTGCTACATATCTTTCAGCTTCAGAAGTTTGTCCTAAGAATAAGACTTTGTCTCCATCAGTCACTCCTATTCCGTTAATTATGTCAGGTATTGAAGTAAATCCAGAATAATTTGCAGTAGAAACTCCAACAACATCTATTGTGAATTCAGAACCTAATTGTTTCCAGAATAGTGGAGTATTGAGAGCTGAGGAACCTAAATTATAAGCGCTACTATCTTCAGGAATATTTAATTCAAAAATTCTATTGTCATATGAAACTCTTCCAAGTTCATAAAGTTCATTAGTAGCATTTAAGTCAGGTGCTCTTTCTATTGTCCAGGTATAGTTTTGAACTGCTGTATATATGCCATTTTTAGTTGTATCTGTTTGGTTTTTAAGTAGTATTTTGTCACCAAATTGTACTGTGTAACTATCAATAATTGCTGTGCTAGCAATTCCAGATCCTTCGGGTATATATGTAAATGGAGTCAAGACACCTTGGTAAGAAATATTATTTGGGTCTGGAATATTTCCTGTTGAACCAACGGATGTATTATAAATTGTTCTTGTTGAAATATCAATCCACGACCTAGAAGAAGTAGATTTGAATGAGCTTGTTGGATCAAAATACAAGCAGAAAGTTCCGTATCCTGCTGAGTTTTGAACACTTGCGTAAACTGCACTGAAATTATTTCCAGCAAATACAGATGTACCAGCTAATCCTACTGTAGCATATTCTGAACGTACAAATTTATATATTTTTTGATCTTTTTTACCTGTTTTATCATGAACAACTAAAGAGTTTTTGTCACTATAATATGAAGATTGATATCCACTATCAATAATTTTATCTGCATACGAAGTTGTTGGCTTGTTTGTTAGGACTAAAACATTACTATCAGTTGAAAAAGCTATTCCACTATACCAAGTATTATCTAGTGTAGCAGCAGTTCCAGAGTTTGTAATTTTTTGTAAATATAAAGAACCAGTGTATATTCCTAAAGTATTTCTTGTAACTGGATCTGCAGCTACATCTGTAAATTTAGATGTATTACCAGAACCTGATTTAACATAGTATCCATCTGAAGACAGTCTCTGAGTAAAGAAATATTCTGTATTTGATGATGATTCAAAAATATTATGAATATGAGAACTATAGTTTTTATTTGCAGAATAAGATTTTATCCACGAACTTCTGTCCCTATTGTATTTCTTTTCTGTTGTAGTAGATGTTCCAGCACTGTTAACAATTTGGAAATATGCTCCGTCTTCAACCAAGTTTGCTGAAAGTTTTGCAGTAGTAGTAAGTAGATTGCTTCTGTAAGTTAGTGCTTGTGGTAAGTAATAATATCTATTAAATAATTGTTTCGGATCTTCATTGTATTTTGGAACTGAAGTATCTGTGTATAGATACATGTAAAGTGTTCCAGTCCATCCAGTTCCAGAAATTGACAATAAGCCATTTTTAGCATCAATAGTAAAGTTAGTATTTAAAGTTCTGGAGACGATTGTTCCCCCAGTTGACACTACATAAACATCTGCTAAAGCATCTGGATATTGTTTTTTATCCCATGTAAATCTTGTTGTTGGAGTTTCTGGTCTAGCTAAATATATAGTAGATCCAGTTGCAGAATATCCCACTAATCTTTTTGTAAAATCAAGGTATCCGTTGACTGAATTATATTTTACTTTTCTGAGATAATAATTGAAATTATTATCAATATGAACTATTTGATAAACACCACTAGTTGATTTTCTAACTGTATTATTATATAAATCTTCATTAGCAGAGTAATAGAAAACTCTATCACCAAGAGCATAATAATAGTTATTTAAATCACCAGAAACTGTACTGAAAAGTTGAGTTCCATTTCTTTTAACAATTACAATATCGTTACTTACAGTATCAAGAGTTGTATTTGCTTCAAGAGTGTGTTGGATTGGAGCAATTTTAGGAAACTTACTTAAGTTTAAGAAATCAGAAGAAAGTCTTATTTCACTATCTAATGTATATGTTTCGGAACCTGCATTAAGTACAGTTTCAAGATCTTCAGAGATATATGAAGTTCCAGTCAAACCTGCTCTTACTCCAACTTCTGCTTGCATATAAGTTCTGTCATAGCTGAAAGTTGAACCAGCTGCGACATATCCATAATTGATATTGACTAAAGTTGGTCTTTCGTAAGGAGAAGCTAAAGTTTTATAATCTGAATTTGATGCGAATTTTGTGTTGAAATAAAAATCTTCATGCTGAGCGAAGTAAACACTTCCAATGTTCGTGTATACAGGTCTATATATACCATTCTTGACATGTGTGGATGCAGCACCTGACCCAATAAATACTAAAATACTTTCATTTGATTGTAATGTACTTGTGCCACTGCCAGTTTTAGATCTTACAAGACTTGATACAGCTGTTCCAGCTGTTGTTGGAAATCCTGAATCTGTAGCTGAATAATAGATTGCTCTTACATTATATTTTTGAAAATCTTGTTCTTTCCAATCAATATCAATTTCTTGAATGAATGATGAAGATTTGCCATCTATGCCAAAGAAATTTTCATAGTTTGCTGTTGATGAGAATGAAATTTCTGGAACAAAAATTTCACCATAGTGAGTAGCTGCAATTGAACTTGCTTGATAAACACCTGATAATTGTTTCTTTAAATTAGGAGAAACATAGTAAGTTCCATCTGTATTAGTTGTAAGAACATTTGTTAAAATATCTTTTGACCAGTTGACTAATCCATCTGCAAAATCAAATACTCTTTTTGATGAGCTTCCAATAGATGATACTGCGTATATTCCATTGTTGAGTTGATTTGAGGAGTTGACTAGAACTGTCATTCCTATACTGACAGGAACATCAAAATCTCCAGGCATAATATAACTACCCGTAGAATTTCCCGTAGACGCTTTGCAGATTACAGTAGGAGCAGATGTGATATTTACAAATGTTACTCCTATAGATCCAGCAGAAGTGTTTGACCCTAATGCATACAAGAAATATGAAGTACCAGCACCAACAGATCCATTAGAGACAGTTATTAATGCTCCTCTTTCAATACTGTAAGTGCTTGAAAATTCAAGACCTTTTATAGTTTCACAAAGAGCTGAAACACTGTAAATGCCATTTTGTGATGGATATGTTGTTTGTCCGGAAACTAAAATTCTTTGCGAAACTCCAATTCCTGGATCTGCAAAAATTGTTGAATTAACTTTTGCAAAGTCAGCAATATTTGATGTTATTATATTGGAGACTGGTTCATATGTGTAAGGATAAAATCTTTCCTGAACTGCAATGCCATCATAGTTGATAGAAAAACTGTTAGAATAAGTAGTGTTTTTACCAAGATAAAAAATATTTCCACCAATAGAGTTGGTATAGTTAGCAACTTTTATTACAGTTTGAGAAATCTCATTTGATTGATCATAAGAAGTAGATCTAGTCCACAGGTTTGATGATCCTACGGACGTGACACTGTAAATACCGCTTGCAGCATTATTGTAATGTTTTACTAAAAGTGTATTACCAACTGTAAGAGCTGCAGTACTGCCGCTTCCAGTAGACACTATGGAAGTTGTTTGAGCAAGCACTCCCAAGCTATTTCTAAATACTGATGTTGAACCAGAGGATACTTCGTAATAATAATCTACATTTGCACGAGAGTAATTGTAAGTAGCATTTGACCATTTCAACACAGAAGTTGAAGCAGTTCCCCCCGTAAGTCCTGAACCTGAATAAAATCTAAAGTATGCTCCGCTATATGCAACTCCTGCTGTCAACACTTGTATATTGACATAATTATTTGCGTTGATATAACTTACAGCATTATCCCAAAAATCATCTGCAGCAACAGTGCTGCTATATGGATTGTATATAGTTGAACCATTAGCTTTATATAAGCTATTTACGCTATAAATTCCATTTTGTATTTTATTAGTTTGATCTTTAACTAAAATTCTGTCATTTAGTGCAAGAGTACGATTATCTATAGTGGCTGTTAAGCTTGATAATCCAGTTGCTGAAGATCCTAAATTTGTAGTTGTAGCAGCTTGTACGTCTGTAAGCTGATATATATTGTTTCTGCTAACAAATAGTACTGATGTAGTTCCGTAAGCTGCTGATTGAAATGGACTTAGATATTGGCTGTAGGTAACCCATGATGAGCTTCCTACAGCTACAATCCTACCTGCTGTAAGAATATCTTCAGCATTATTAACCGTAATAGTTCCATATCCTGCAGACGAAAGAACTTTATACAATCCATTTTCTTTAGCATCTGTCTGATTTTTTACTAGAACAATTTTATTATTGTTCATTTGCAAACCATCAACATATTTGGCTGTAGTTAATCTTGTAACTCCAGCCAATGATGCGCTCGATAAATTTGTAGTTGTTGCTACGTCTGCGTTAGGAAGATCTGTTACTGTAAATGAGTCAAAAATAGTAAATCTTATGTCAAAACCTAAGTCTTGCAAAAGTTTTACTCCGCTTGTATTTTTAATTTGTGGATAATTCTGATCAGTGTAAATATCAGCAAATTCGTTTTCTATCCAAATTTTGACATCTTCTACACTAGAGTTTATCCACTTTAGTCTAAATAATTTTTTGTTCCAAGTTCCAGAAACATTTGTACCAAACCCAACACTAGACACTTCTCTATATGTTTCTAAACTTGGAGTTGAGGAATTTATTTCAGACCAAATAAAAGCGTGTGACATTATTTATCAACCATTTAATTAATTTCTTCTAGCTTCCGGTCTATTGAAAATTTCGCTTGCTACAGCAGCTAATTCAGACCTTTCAACCTTACTTAATGTTACAGATGAAACAAGTTCACTTTTCTTTCCACCAGAAATTGCGTGAGAAAGACCATTAGATTTTGCATCAAGATAAGGATTTTCGACCTGTGAAAGGTCGCCAAGGAGGATGACTTTACTGTCTTTTCCGCATCTTTCTACAACCATCCTTGCTTCTCTAGGTGAAATATTTTCAGCTTCATCAAGAATAATGACAGATCGTGGGATAGAACGTCCCTGAATAAAAGCCATAGCCTCTACTTCAATAATTCCATCTCTGCACATTTCTTCAAACATATTATTAGCTGAAAGAGATTTTGATCCTAAGATTTGATCAATATTATCTTTGATTGGACCAAGCCAAGCAGAGATCTTATCAAATTTATCTCCAGGCAAAGCACCAATATCTTTACCGCCAACAGGAATCAAAGGCTTCATAACAACAATTTTGTCATAGATACCTTCATTGATCATTTGTAACGCAGCTGCCAAAGCTAAGAATGATTTACCTGTACCTGCTGGTCCAGAAAGAGTTACAAGAGGAATAGTTAGATCAGCAAGAATTTCTAAAGCACATTTTTGTTCTAAGTTTTTACCTTGAACACCAGAGTATCCTTTAGTCTCTTTTGCGTTAGATTTTTCTTTAAGAACTTTCAAAATACCTCTCTTGTATAGAGTTGGGCAAATACTTTCTCCATATTGAAATAAAATAAATTCATTTGGATATATATCACCAAGTTTATTTACTGTATCTTCGGATAATTTTTTAAGTTCAATTTCGTTATCAGACCATAAATAGGTCCAGTCTGCTTGGCTTGTAAGTTCTAAATTTCTTAAGCCAGTATAAATTTCATCAGAAAGTTGATCAGATCTGTAATTTTCAGCTGCACATCCCCATGTGATAGCACGAATTCTCAATCCAGTATCTTTTGTAATAATTGCAACTTTTTTTCTTGGGTTTGCAGATTTAAGAGCTAAGCAGCATTCTATAATTGCGTTATCAGAGTGAACTTTGACAATATTTGGTCGTTCGTTTTTTTGTAAAGGAGACTCTGTATTGTAGACGAACAATCTTCCTCCGAGCTCATTGATCTTCACACCTTTGAGAAGATCTTGAAGTGAATAATGTTCTAAATTTCTAAATACTTGTCTGGCTGACCATCCAACATTTTCTTTTCTTGTCTTGATGTCGTCTAAATCATCGATGACTGCTAATGGTATGTAAATATCATTGTCACCGAATTTATATAGGGCAAGGGGATCGTGAAGTAAGACACAAGTGTCGATGATGTAAATATGCTTTGCCAAATTATTGGTCTCCTCGCATTTTTGTTGATATTATAATCACAGTATTCTTTTCTTTTTTATGCTTGGTGAGCCCTACTAAAAAGGCAAGTCTGGTTTATCTGATACAGCTTTTATAATCTTATGTTTATCAATATTATCAATAAAATCAGCTGCATTTTCATTCATTGTGGTTTCAAATTTTCTAATATTAAAAATTTGGTCTAGTTGTGACTTGTCAAATTCTTTTAATTTATCTGTTTCCATCCACTTTGTTTCAGTCACATTTGCAAGATTTTTATTTAATTTATTTAGTTTGCCGTCTTTAAAAAGTAAAAGATCTCCCGATAATAAACTGTCTAAATAACTATGCGCATTATCAAGATTAGTTGTTTCAAGAAGATTTTGATCGTTATATAAAACTTTAGTAATGCTAGCATTGGTCAAGATATTTCCCGTAGGACTTAGTACTTGTGTATTATCTCTTACAAAACACAAACTAGCTTTTGGTATACAAATATAAATCTTAAATGGTAATGCATGTTCTACATCAGAACTATCTGACAATCTTAGAACTTCATTTTCATCATTTACTATTGATATTACAAGTTTTGATTTGTTATCTGTATTCTTGATTACAAAATCCCATTCATAGTTGTGCTCATTAGAAGTTGGATAAAATGCTGGTACTAAATTTAATTCTTCTTTTCTTTCACATAATTTCAAAAATAAACTAAATCCAATGCTATCTTCTGGAGTACCTTTGCGATATGTTCCTACTTTACTCCAATCAACATCAAAATCACTTTCTAAGCTTCCAATAGTAAATTCATCAAAGAAACCTTGATCATAAATTTTTTTTAGAATTGGATCTTCAAGTATTCTTCTAGCTCTAACAATATCCAAAAACGCTTCATTAGACCCACCAAAATCAGGGTGACATTTTCTAGCTCTTTTTCTAAAAGCACTTTCTAGTATTTGAGAAGTCTTAACTCTCTCATCTCTAGATTTACCACTTGGCAAATCAAGTTTATCAATATCTAAAATCTCATAATAATTCTTATTGAAATCGATTATTTTCTTTGGATCAAATTCATTTGACATAAGAGTTTTATAAAGATTTAAAGAATAAAAATAATATGTGGTACAAATTTGCTCAGACTCATCCTTATATTGAAAAAGCTATAGATAGATTTAATCTAACAAAGGATCCTAATAAAGCTGGATATGTATTATCTGACGGTAAGATGTTGGATTTTTCAGATGGTCATGATGTCAGAGACCTTACTCATGACAGTGTTTTTGAAGTCATGCCTATAATGCCAGATATAGAAGATGGATATACAAATTTTCATAAACAATATGTTGTTCCATTTATGCAAAGCACTGATAGTATAAGAATTTCTAAAGATGGAAATGACTTAAGCGTTGAAATACACACAATTCCATCTAAAGAACAAATAATCGCTATACAAAAAAGTATAAACAAAGGTGACAATTTCTTTTACGAAATACCTATGCTTCCAAATGATCCTGGTGGCGCAATATATGATACTAATCCATCATATATTGGAAAATGGTTGACAGATATCAAAAACGTCATGATTGGAAAAAAATAACATGTGGTACAAAACTGCTCTCAAGGGACATAAAACTTACTATGATTTCAATGATCTTAGTTATGAATTGAAACAAGTTTCTGACACTGATGATAGTGATTGGAAGCATTCTGGAACAAGAATGAGAATAATATCATATGTCTTAAATGCATATGATTTAGAACATATGGATAAAGATAAACCAGTTGGGAAAATGCATTTAGACTTAGATTTCTATAGTTCTGGTAAAAAACAAATATATATCAAATTAGTCAGAACTGATGATTACCATGAAGGGATGGGTGTAGCTTCTAATCTTTATAAATGGCTTAAATATAATTATGAGAATTTTGATAAACCAGAATATTTAGTTAGTAATCCAATCAATCCAGCCGCAGAAAGAATTAGAGAAAAAATATTAGGAAAACCTCAAAGTTTGTATCCTATGCGTGAATATGATTTAGATTATTCTCAAGGAAAATTGGATATTTAAATGTGGTATCGAGAAGCAGTAACATATAATCTCCTTGGTCAACTCACCGAAGGTAATCCAAAGAAAAAGATTATTAAACAATTTGTTGATGATGAAATTGATGATCTCAATATTGAAGATCAACAAGATGATCAAACTGAGGAACCCACTCAAGAAGCACCAGAGTTTACTCCAGTTCCTACTAATATTCCCCCAGCAACAGACACACCTGCTGGAGTTGCAAATAGAGAACCAATTCAAGTTCAACTACCAGCTAATTTTAAAGTTCCACCATTGCATGAATTTTGTCATTGTGAAATAAATACATTGCCTAGCGGAAGACAAATTTGGAAACTTGGCAATGGGGAAATGCACTGCTCAGAATGTGTTATGAATAGAGATTTGTTTAACAGATCAAATGAATTAGCTTACAGAAATATTACGTAAGTATAGTATTTATTTTTATTGTGTAACCGTGCAAATCTACATCAATCTTCTTTTTCAAGATTTTATTGTTTGGTGATTTGACAACTGATAATGCTTTAAACATTCTTGTTTTTAGCAATATAGAAATATCAAGCTTATTTATTTCTTTCTTTATAAAATTCTTTATTTTTAAAAAATCACTTTCTGTATGCAATAAATTATAAAAAATAGTTTCTTCAAATGTTTCAAATAAATCAGAATAAATTTTAGATTCTTCTCTTGATATACATTTGAACAATTCTAGCAACGTATAGTTTATGTAATTATATTTTTTTAAATTTATAAGACAAAAATCATCTATTTCTTCTATTTCAAATAAAAAGTCAAGAGAACCATAAATTTGATGAAGTTCCCCATCATTTGTAATTAAATAGAAAGCTATTATTCTAAAGCTTTCTATTACACAAACAATAGGCTGTCCAGATCTTAAATTAAATTTTTCAAGCACACTTATATTTTTTGGATTTTTAATTCCAAGTAAATGTATTTCTTTTTCAATACTCTGTTTTACATTTTGTCTACAGAATGTTATAAATGCATTCATAAAATTATTTGATCTACAATTGTTTGATTTATATACTTTTCAGATAATCCCCAAGTATTTTTCCAATAATCTATTATTTTATTTTTTCTTGAAATTAAAAAATTAGTTTCGTGAATTCTTTTTGGTATATTCGTATCTTTTATTAACTTTGTTTTTTCTAAACTTCTTGTTTTGTAGAGATTAAAAATTTTGTCTGTGAATTTTTCATCATTTTCTTCAATATACTTAAATAAATAATCTTCACTGTATGGATTTGTTCTGACGTGATCATGCAACATCACACAATCTGGATAATAATTATCAATTACCGAATTAATATGATCTAAAATAGTATTCTTTTTGTTTTTTGGTAATAAAAAAATATCTATAGGTTTTAAGTTTATTTTTTTCAAGTTGGCTTCGTTTTGTTTTTTAAATACTAGATAATTAAGTTCGTGAGATTTAATTATTAAATCTTCTGAATCAAAACACTTACAAAAAATAAACCAAGGACAATCTTCGCATCCTAATAAAAATGCTCTCAAACTGATTAATATTTCTATTTTATCAAGTTGAGAGCATTCAGTTATTTTTTTACTGATCTCAAGTATTGTGTTCACTTCTCATCATTTTTCTTTGAACATCTCGCTGACTTTCTTTTCAATTAATGGCATCAATTCTAAACCTGGTGCTGCATTTCTTACATTACCAAAAGTTTGATATTCTTCTATTAGCATATCTCTAAATCTTGCGAGATATCTACTCACCATTATGTCAGTGGGATTGTATATACGCTTTTGTAAAAAAAGTTTCATCAAAATAACTTTTTTAGCATCTGACATTATGATTTTTTCTTCATAATCTGGAAAACTTTTGTCATCTTTATCTTTTCTATTTAAAGCTTGATACCACATATTATTTTTCTATCTTCAAGTCTTGTACGTGAATTTCATTGTAGGCAAAAGCTACATTTTGGCTTGGAACGTTGAATAAACATATTGACATTTTCTCATCTTTGTAAATAGTATAGAAATCTTTATTTACAATAAGAACTCCTTCAATATGTCCAATTAAGGTATTTGGATTGTAAGTTTGAATCTTCCATTTTCCAAATCCTCTATTTTGTGAATTATTATCAATAATTGCCATATCTCTCCTCCAGATATCTATAGTATTATTTTATTCGACACTTATTTCCTACCTAGATGTATAATAAAAATAGGTAAATATATGTCAAAAAAGTCCCTTGCCAAAACAGTATGTAATTTTTGTGAACGTCCAGCTAGTAAAGAAGTTATCACAGATATTGAAGTATTAAGCGAATTATTGACGGGTAAAAGCTTAAATATTTCTTTATGTACTTTTTGTTTTCAAAGTTATCTTGCTGGAAATAAATTTGGACAGATGCAAGTACATCAAAACATTCTTTCTATGATTATAAACGCAGATGAAAAAGCTAGTGTTTTGTCTCTCAAAGAAAGGATCGCTGAAGTTGCTCCTGTATCTAAAAGACATCTTTTTGGTTTAAATAATTACAGACTGAAGAATACTAGTCCACACGAGCTTTATGAGGCTTTGGAGAAAAAAGTAGTTGGACAAGATTTAGCTAAGAAAAGATTAAGTATTGCTGTTTACGAACACATAAGAAATATTATCAATGAAGATGTTTCAGAAAAGCAAAATATTTTGTTCCTTGGTCCTTCTGGTAGTGGAAAAACATTAATTGTAAATACAATCTCAAGTCACTTAGAAGTTCCATTTGTTTCTGGAGATGCAACTTCTTTTTCTCCAACTGGTTTTCAAGGTAGTGATGCTGATAGCTGTATTACTGATCTTTTAATCAAAGCTAATGGTGAAACATCTTTAGCTGAAAAAGGTGTTGTTTTTATTGATGAAATTGACAAATTGGCTTCATCTCATAATTCTGCAACAAGATTAGAAAGTTTTCATTATTCTACTCAATCAACATTGTTAAAGTTAATTGAAGGCAAAAAAGTAAAGATAAATCCAAATGCTCTGGGTGAACAAACAACATTCCCTTACGTTGTAGACACTTCTAAAATCTTATTTTGCTTTGGTGGAGCGTTTAATCATTTAGAGAAAATTGTAGCTAAAAAGTTAGGTTTATCTGAAGGCTCAATTGGTTTTAGAAAAAATAATAAGTTAGAATACGAAAACCAAATAAAAAACTATGAAATTTACAACAATGTCTCACACGATGTTCTTGTTGAAAGTTTAATTGAATATGGATTAGCTACTGAATTTGTTGGAAGATTGCAGTCTATAGTTCCTCTTGTTCCATTATCTAAAGAACAAATGCTATATTGTTTGAAAGATTTAGATAATTCTCCAATAAAGAAAACTATTTTATTGTTTGCTGAATCAAATGTAGAAGTTGAATTTGATGAAAAATATTTTGATGCAGTTGTAGAAAAAGCTATTAAGTCTGGAACTGGAACTAGAGCTCTTAATTCAATTGTTAAATCATCAATTTCACAAGCAGCTTTTAGTTTATTAGGAAAAGTTAACTCAAGCAGGAAGCATATTGTTTTAACAGAAAAATGCGTTTCTAATCCTAATGAATATTTGACACTTTAAAGGATTAGAGCATCTTGAGTTTGAATTATATATTATTATGACTGATCCACTAGAACAAATAATTTTACAAGCTGAAAAAATTGTTAAAGAAAATAATAAAGTTTATCAGTTTACTAAGATATCTCAATCTCAAACAGCTTTTGCAATAAGAGCGAGAAATACAGCTGGTGATTTTACTTCATTTTTGACAGTAAGAGGAACTTCCGATGAAGCTAGCTGGGAAAGAGCTTTTTATGGTCAAGGTTGGATGGATGTAAATGTTCATCCAACACTATTGACAGGATCAATTACAATAGCATCAGTACCATCAGCAGCCACTACTCCAGGAGATGCAGCGTTTACTCAAAGATCTTTTTCAGGAACTGCAACATCAGTTTCGGTTAAGCCATTCAAAAATTTCGATCCATTATTTTCTGTTCCAGGAATTGGACTGAGACGCTTCACTCCTGTTGCACACACCCCAACAACTCCATATGGTGTAAGTAGTTCTGATAATGATATTCAATTATACTTTATGGGATTGAGTAACGATCAAAAATACGAAATGAGATGGGAAGGTGGTAATTTTATGAGTTGGTGGAATGAAAGAGCAGCAAGAGCCGCTGCCCCTTCAAATTCAACTAGTCATCCACATTCTGTTCCTCAATCTCCAGAAGCAGTTGCTGCATTTGCTCAAAAAATTCCTTTTAAGCGAGTTCCAGGATATGACGAATTCTTGAAATTAATGAGAAAAGTCAAGAGTGGAACTGGAGCTACGGCATTAGATATATTACCTGATGAAGCTCTAATTGATGAATATGAAAGCAGAACAGGCAACACAGTCCAAACTGTTTTTGCACTAGGTAGAGAGCGAATTATGAAGTTTAGGGATTACGATAGACCTATAATGATAAAATCACTCGAAAATTTACGATCTGCTTTAAAAGTTCAAGAGGATTATGAAACAGCTCAAAGTGCAGAAGATAGAATTGATGAAGATGCCAAAGGTCGAGCAGATACTTTCAAAAATAAAGTAAATGAAATTACCGGATTGGCAGGTGGTTTTTTAGGAGCTATTTCTGACGAAAAAAACCGCATAAAGGGAGATTATAGACCATGAAAAAAGAAGCAATATATCCTGGTGGTAGAGCAGCATTTGTTCGTCAACTTCTTAATGCAACTTTAAATCCTCAAGCAATGTCTGATTTTTTCACTAAACCTGAAGGGTTTCAAAGAATGTTAGATTTGGGATTTACCAACTGGGCAAGCTTAGCTACAGCTTTAGGTGGACATGACTACAAACCTCAAGAAATGGTTGGTATGCAAGAAAATCCTGGATATAGAATACCGGGTTTAGACCCAGCAGCAGAAACAGACTTAGCTGCTGGAGGTTTTGATTACTTAGGTCCTCACTCTCCTACTGTTCCATCTTCAACACCACGCCCTTCTGGAATTGCACCAGAACCTGATCCTGATGTTTATTATGAAAAATTAGGGTCAGGAAATAAAAAGTTTAGATTAGCAAATCAACCTACTCCTGAACAACCAGCCCAAGCTGAAACATCAAAACCTCCATTACCAGGTTGGACTTTTGAAGATTTAGTTGCTTCTTTGAAAAAAATTGAACGGTCTCAGCAATTATCAGAGGAAGCTAAGGTTCAAAATTATAAAAGAATACTTGATGAATATAGTAGTAGCATGCGTCCATTGAGAAATTGGTTGTCTCAAAATGGTATTTCTTCACAGCAGTTAAAAGGCATAGCAAATGAAGCTGAGAAAAGACGTAAATAGTTTATTAAAAATATCCGATAAACTTGATAAAGAAGGTAAATATACACTTGCTGACAGTGTATTTAATTTGCTTAAAATTTCTCAGTTTTCTCCAACTCCAACACAGTTGCCAACTACACAAGTTAATTTACCTGAAAGCTTGAGACCATTCTTGAGTCCAGACACATTTCAGGATAGCGTATTAGTTAATAAAAATGTTATGAGGCAAGTAGATGCTCCGTACGCAAGCAAGTTTGGTCCTGATACTCCATTAATTTTCAATACATTAACTCCAACTCAATATGCTCAATTAGAAAGCTCAGGAAACTTACAAAAAATACTTGACATACAAAGTGCTCAAGGTGCTGCTGCTCTTAAATATTTAGCTTCAACAGGAGCTGATGTTCAAGGATTAGGAGCTTTAATTGGACAATGGTCTAAAGCTCCTAATCAAAATAATAAAGTTGTTGTTGAAAATGCTATTGCAACTTCAGTGTCTCAAGCAGTTGTTGATGGTTTGTCAGCCATAACAACCAACAGAAATAAATTTAATTTCAATGAATGGCAAATGAGATTGAACGAAATATCTGGACAAATAAATAGATATCCACCAACTTTAGCTTCAGCAATATCCCAGGGAATCAACACGGGACTTAGAAGACAAATAAATAAGTTGTCAACTCAAAATCCTGATGTTTTGAGAAGATCTATTTCTCCATCCAACCCTGACTGGATGTCATTTGCTAGTACACATGGTTTGTCAAGCTTTACATCACAGTTTGGTTCAGGTCCAGTTCCTGCAGCTGTACCGAAACCAGCAACTAAACCAGGAGCACCAACAACTCCAGACACAGAAGCTACTCCTGGGAATAAACCTATTTCTGGAGAACCAGCAGTATAATCTTATTGACTGTATAAAATATGCATGTCAGATTTATGCCCTTTATATTTACAAGAAAAAAGCTGTCTCTTAAAATTAGTTTCAAATTCTACAATTACTTCAGTTTTATCTAAAATAGACCTTGAAGTGATTAACAATACTTGGAACCTTGATTGTGAAGGCAGCTTGTCTAATTGTAGTTTTAAAAGTCCAAGTGAGCAAGTTTTTCAAAATGTAGAACCTGAGAAACCTGTTGTAGAAGAGGAAAAACCAGAAACAAAAATTCCTCAAGAAACTACTAAAGTAAGTATTCATATTGTTAAGAATCCATATCTAGTAAAATCTGATGTTCTTTTTTATCCTACCAATATAGCTTTAACAATTGACGATCCATTGTTGATGAGATTATCATTTGGAAAAATTCAAGAAGAATGTGATACTTTCAAGAAGCCATACAAAATGGGCACTTTGTATATCACTTCTAATGGTGGAGAAAATTCTAAAGTACAAGCCAAACATGTTTATCATTTAACAGTCTCAGGTGTAAGTAGATTAGTTAATGAGGGAGATGTAAAGTCTGCTTTGAGAAAAGCTTTAGATATGGCAGACACAAATAACGCTAGAAATGTTGTCATGCTCCCTGCAGATTGCGGAACTCATGACATAAATGACATTGCTAGAGTACAGCTATCTTCTATCAAAACTTATTTATCAACACATAAAAATTGCAAAATAAAAAACGTTTTTATTGTAATGGAAGACAAGGAAAGCTATCAAGTGTTCGAAGAATATTATAATAGAATTTTTGATTGAGGTAGTTTGCACTTATGGAAAATAATGAAGAATACGCAAGTCCATCGAAACTACTGATGGGCATTTTAGATACTTTTATAGCTCCTACTTGTATAGTAGATGATTGTGATAACTGTATTATGAATGAATTGGCTAAAGAATTATACGATAAAGGTTTTGATGTTCCCGGATATTCTTTACGTACTAAAAATGGTTCAACATCAACATTTTTTCATAAAGGTAAAAAGTATTTTATCAATAAAAAAGATATGAACCACGGTACAAAAAGTTTTTTATGCACTATTGAACTTGAAGATGAAACTATTTTAAAATTGAAAAAATCTTCTGATAAGTTGAAAGAAGTTCTTAGTGTCCTCTAGGGTAGCCTCATGCAAGAAGAAAATAACATTGGGATAGAGCAACTTAAAAGCGTCTACAAAGCACATACTGAAGCGTACCTTGATTTCAATATGGCTTTGATCAATATTATATCTAATCAAAAAGAATTAATAAGTAAAGTTGAAACTCTCAAGTCTATTTCAGATGAAGAGTTTAGAAATCTTGCTAAAGAATATGCTGTTTTAGAAAAATTATTTGAAAACTTCCAATCAACTCAATTAAAAAGAGACAATGAATTAGAAGAAGTACAAGTTGAATATACTGCTCAAATTTCAAACTTTGGAACAGATATTGAAGAAGTAAAATCTGAGTTAAAGCAGATGAAAAAAATCTATTGGGATATTAAAAACAATATCAACAAAGCATGGTGGACTATTGGTGGAGTTATAGCTTTCTTAACTGCTATCCAATTAATTACTGGTAAAGGTATTGTAGATTTTCTAAAATAATGCCAACTGTAACCTGTGCTTGTGAAATATGCGGAAAGTTATATTACTCTAAAGATGAGTTGTATCTTCCAGCAATGAAAAATGGATATAGATTTTCACGCAAAGATAAGACACTAAAAACTTGGGAAGATTGGATAATACACGTATCAAGTCACTGCGAAGAATGCAGGTTAAAAGAAGTACCTGAAAGTTGCGAACTTGATAAACTTAAATACAGAAAATTAATCTGAAACTAATTCTGTAAATACTGAAGGAAGCTTAGATAGCGTAGCTTCAGAACTATTTGGATCTTCAAGTAACTCATGAAGCATCCCACCAACAATTTTTTCCAATTCAGCAACTACTTCTGGATCATTGAAAATTTCGTTTGCTGTCATACTGGAATTTTCTCCAGGAGCTTCTTTTTGCTGTTCGGGATTTTGTTGAATTTCAGGTGTTTGCTCAATAGCATCAACAAGGTTATTAGCTTCATCTTCAAACCCATTTTCAGCTAAATTTTTTACTATTTGTGCTAGCTTGTATATATTCATTAGTCATCACTCTTGAAAAGTTCAGCAAATAGTATATCAACTTTGGAAGCAATCTTAGTATTGTTTTCAGAGCTAAAAAGCTTAGGAGGTAAACATCTTTCACAAACCATTTTGCCAACTCTGTCTTCTTGATTGAAAGGAGAGTATTGTAAAAATTCCTTTCTGTAAAGAGTAAGTTGACCAAATGGAGTCATGGTTCCACAAGTATCACACTGCCTTCCCATAATTCTAGGTTGATTGGCAGGTGTTGAATTTTTCTGATATTGTTTAATTTGTTCAGTTGGAATCATAATAGTTATCCGATAAAAACACTATAATCTTATTATAATAAAAATTTCAGGTGATTTCCTGCTTGAAATGAAAAGGAGATGACAATGATTGAGGTAATCAGTCAAGTGGCAATCTCTACTATTCTTTTACTTATTAGTGCAAGAGTAGTAAAGCTACCACCGAAACCATACCATCAAGATGCGAAATTTTCCGTATCAACATCAAAGGATAAACTTGATAAAAAAGAAAAAATTTCTAAATTTATCAAACTTGTTCAACCCAGATATTCGCAATCATACATAAAGAAAATTACAGATGCTATCATGAAGTATGCTGCAGTTTTTAAAGTAGACCCATATGTAATAGCTTCTACTGCATATGTTGAAAGTGAATTCAAGATGACTAGTAGACCCTGTATTGGTATGATGCAGCTAGTCAGACCATCAATTAGGTATTATGACCCCAAAAGAGTCTACAATCCTTACACTATTGATGGGAATATAGCAATCGGCACAAAAGAGCTTTCTAGACACTTAAAAAGGTATTCTAGAGGTAAATTGCCCAACAGAACAGCCTATAGAAATATGTACAGATCTTATAATGGATCTTATATGAAAAATAGGTATTCTGTAAAAACTTTGCTAGTTCAAACGAGATTAGAACATCTTTCAGTAGATGTTATAAAATCTAAACTCAAAAAAGGGCCAATTTGGAAATAAAAAAAGAGGGGAGATTTCTCTCCCCTCTTTTTTTTGTCTGTTTATAACTAAAAGGATTAGATACCACCAGCGGTATTTGTGAATCTGTTGAAAGAAGATGGGTACTTTCTTGCAGATACCGACTTAAGACTATCAGTTGCAGCTTCAGCACCAAGTAATGTGATGTCTGCATTCATTCTATTGAGTTCAAAAGTAATTTTCTCAAATTTGCTTTGTAAGTTAAAATAGGTATTGCCTGTAAAACTTGCTGCAATTTTTGTTTCGTTAGAATCACAAGAAGCAATAGCAGTGGTGTAAGCACTGAGAACAGTCGATAAGTTTGAAACCGCAGTTGCAAAATCAGTGATTGTTCTTGTTCTGTTTGTGATAACCTCAGTACCGATGTTAGTGTCAGTAGGATATTTTGCCGCACTGTTGTATGCGATAGAAACATCACCTGCACCATTTACAATATCAACTAACTCTTGGTAAGTTGTTAAGTTATTGCGGGTGATAGATCCAGTGACGTTTGATCCTAATGTAGATGGTCTATCCGCTTTATATAAACTTGAAGGATATGTTGGCATAATATATCTCCTTATATCAATCTTTTCTTCGAAGAAACTAAACTAAAAACATTTTTTTGTTTTCACTCATTCATTTCTGAATAAGCTTCTTACATACCTTTAATCAAAAAGATAATGATTATTTATTTATTTGAGCAGCGTTGTCCTTTTTTTTGGGAAGTTACAAGACCTAAAATTTTGAATATATAAGATAGATATTGTTTTAGCTGTAAAATTTATCTAACTACCAATGTACAGCATGCCATCTAAGATCAAAATAATTTCAAATGTCTGATTTTTATATAGTACCTCCCAGATTAATTGTAGGATCGCTAGATAGATCTAATGTAGTCACATCTCTAAATACACTAAGAGGTGATTTGTCATTCAAGGTCAATCCAGAGACAGGATTGACTTTAAATATTGCAAGTGGCATATTTACATTTTCTATCCTGCCAGATTTCTATGTTAAGAAATCTGGAGACACAATTAACTCCAACATCATTTTTCAGCCATCAACTGGAAATTATGGTCTTGCTGTAGGTTCAGGAACTTCAGACCCAAATGCTGGTATTGCTGGTGCACTTTTTTACAATACCAACTCAAATGTCCTTAAGGTTTACGATGGATTAACCTGGAATGAAATAGCTTCTACAGGTACAACTGGTATCACAGTATCTTTTGCTGACAATAGATATTTAAAATTAAATGGGACTAATACTCCAACAGGTCACATTTCTATGGGAAGTCAATTCCTTAGATTTGCAAACCTTACTACAAGAGCAATAGCTGGCACTGCTGGACAAGTTTACTTTAACACTGACACTAATAGACTAGATCTTTATGATGGATCAAGCTGGGTTCCTGTCGGTACTGGTATTACTGGAATATTTGCTGGTGTTGGAGCGTCAGTATCACCAAACCCTATAACAAACACTGGTACAGTTTCAGTCAACCAAAGCTACAATTTCAACTGGACTGGTACACATACTCACAATAATCCTATTACTTTTGCGTCAAATCAACAGTTTGATGCCAGTAAACTTACAATAGCTTACGAAGTAGCTGGAGATATACTAACATACAGTGGTACAGCATGGACAAGATTACCTAAAGGCGGAGCAAATACACTTTTAGGTGTTCATTGTTGTGGTGGAAATTTAGAATATAAAACTCTTGTGCCTGGTGCTGGAATATTAATTTCCTATCAAGGTAGTTCTATATTCTTATCGTCAACTGGTGGTACAGGAAGTGGTGGCAGCGGAGGAAGTGGCACAGGGTTCACTTTTTATGATAAGGGTGATCTTTTAGTTGGTTTAGGAAGTAGTCTATATAAACTTCCTGTTGGCCCTAATAAAAGATATTACTTACATAGCAATTCAGATACAGTTTCAGGAATAGCTTGGACTACAACTGTTGGAATGGCAATAACTTCTATTGCTCCTTCTGCAATTGTTTCTTACTATGGAGACCTTTGGTACAACACTGCAGATGGAACTCTCAATGTGTTCTACAACGATGTAGATACATCTCAATGGGTTGAAGTTGTTAGTGGTGGTGCTTTCTCACAAGTTTATCAAGGTATCAATTACGGAATTCCATTTTATGTCAGTAGTGGTACAGCTATCACTAGTAACAATAATTTTACCAATGTTGGAACTGGAGTTTCTTTACTTTACACTGCTCAATCTACATCTACTACTACAGGTGCTCTTGTTATTTCTGGTGGTGTTGGTATTGGAGGAACTGTATTTATTGGTGGTGCTACTCAAATACAAGGCACTACTAATGTTTCAGCTGATGGTTGGCAAAGTTTAGTTGGCAGTTTTGGAATACTTTCAAGAGATTTCAAAGCACTAGCAGATGGTGTTACAGTTGGTTCTCTTGTAAATTTAGGTGGTTTTGCAAATGTAGGCAATGCTTTTATTGGTGGAACTACAACAATCACCAACAATACCCCATCTTTTTCATATGATACTGGAGCTTTAGTTGTTTATGGCGGGGTTGGTATTGGCGGAACATTATTTGTTTCCCCTAATAAAGCTTCTTCTGTTTCAGGTGTCAAACTATTCAATAGTGTTGTAAGTCAAGCAACTTGGCAAGGAAACATTGTTGGATATATTTATGGTGGTACTGGATATAGCACATTTAGTAAAGGTGATATTCTTGTTGGTACAGGGACATCTTTATTCAAATTAGCAGTTGGAACAAATAACCAAGTACTAGCAGCAGACAGCTCTTCTGCTACTGGTTTGACATGGACAAATGTTGCAAGTAATGGTTTCGCAACTATAGGTATCACTTCTTTAAATGGAATATCTTTAGGTCAACAATATTTAGACGCTACTTACTCTGGAAATACTTTTGGATTTACGAGTTCAGGATCAACTCACACTCTCAACATTCCAATAGCAGGAACATCTACTACTGGTTTAGTTTCTACTGGTTCACAAACATTTTCTGGAAGTAAGACATTCTCGTCTAACACAAATATAACTTCTGCTACTGATGCATCTAACACATCATCAGGAGCTTTAGTAGTTTCAGGTGGTGCAGGTTTTGGTAAGTCAGTATTTATTGGTGGAAATCTTGATGTAGTTGGAGATTTGTACATCAGAGGTACGATGACCACAATAAATACGGTCAATCTTACTGTTGATGATAAAAACATTGAAATAGGTTCAGTAGACACACCTACAGATATAACCGCTGAAGGTGGAGGAATAACACTTAAGGGTTCTACTGACAAGACTATAGTTTGGAACTCAGGTATTGGTTGGTCGTTCAATAATCCTGTCAATCTATCTAATGGTAATACGTTTAAGATTGGTAATTCAACAGTATTATCATCCACAACTCTAGGTTCATCAGTTGTTAATTCTTCGTTGACATCTGTAGGAACATTGATTTCTGGAACTTGGAATGCTAGCACAATCACTGTTCCTTATGGTGGTACTGGATATACAAATTACACTCATAGCACAATACTTGTAGGTTCAGGCAGTTCGTTTATTCAACTACTTTCTGGTTCAAATGATCAAGTATTAACTGCTGACAGTACTACATCTTCTGGATATAAATGGGCATTTGCGTCTGGATTAAATTCAAATGGAACGCTGACATCTATAAATGGTATTGGAGTATCACAGCAATATCTTACTTTTGGATATTTAGGAACTCTTCCAAATATTGTTTCTTCTGGTTCTACTCACACTTTCAACATACCGTTAGCTGGTGTTGGAAGTACTGGATTAGTTTCAACACAAGCTCAATCTTTTGCTGGTAATAAAACATTTACTGGATCTGTTTATATTACAGACACAACAGCAAGCACTTCATATACTTCTGGAGCATTAGTTGTCTCTGGTGGATTAGGTGTTAGCAATAATCTTTATGTTGACAAGAATGTTCATGTAGGGAATGGATTTACTGGAAGTCTCTATTTTGAAAGAGCTTATATGGGATCTGCTGGAGCATCGCAGATACCTTATATGGCATTTATTGGACAAACAAATCTTCCAATAACTCTTAGAATATTACCAGACAATACGTTAAGTTACGAAGCAAATTACGGACAAATATTATCTCTATCAAATTCAAGCATTTACGACAGTTGGATTTATAGAATTAATGATATTTCAGGTATGCCACTTATTAGAGCAAGCAATGACGGTATTGTTGCTCTTGCAGAATATGGTGGATCAGTTGGTATTGGTAAAAGTAATCCAAACTATACACTTGATGTTGTTGGTAATGTAAATGTATCTGCTGGATATAATTTCTTAATTGACGGAATACCTATTTCTGCTGGTGCTGGAAGTAGTGGTATTTATTCAATTAATGGTCTAACTAATTTTGTTCAATATTTTAATATTGGAACAAATGGTAACGATTTTAATATTTCTTCTGTTGGGTACACACACACTTTTAATATCCCAATAGCTGGTGTTGGAAAAACTGGTTTACTAAGCTCCCTACCTCAAACATTAGGTGGAATAAAAACATTTTCTGATGGTTTTATTTCATCATCTGGAGCAACAATATATGGTAGTTTAGTCTTACCTGATAATCCCTTAGCATATTCTTATGGTGGCACTGGATATACAAATTATGCTAAGGGTGATCTGTTAGTTGGTACAGGAACATCCTTACTAAAACTTCCAGTAGGTAGCAATAATCAAGTCTTAACAGTTGATGGTACTACAGCAACAGGACTGACTTGGTCAAATGCTTCTAGTTCTGGTACTACAACAATAGGTATTCCAACTGACAGTACATACACTGATGGATTTTTCTCTACATGGACAAGTGGTACACCCATTTCAAACGCATTTGATGACATTAATGAACTGTTAGCGTTACTAGCACCAGCAAGACCAAATTATCTTACTGGCACATCACTTGTAGCTAGTAGTGTACCTACATACTATACAGTCAAAATATCTGCTGGTTTAGGAACTGAATGGTATCAAGCTGGTTATGGCACAGGCAGCCAAATAACTAGCAAATATTATTTATCAGGGGCTCATACTCTAAATACTGCAAGTACTACCACTACATTTTCAGCTGGTAGTTTGACAACATCAACTTATGGAACAATATTATTTAACAGATATAATTATTTAGCTCCAACAGGTGCTGGTGTTGGAACTATTGATTTAACAACAAATTACACTGTTGGATTTACAAATAATAATCTAAAATTAACAGCTTTAGGCACTTACAACAGTATATGGACTAAGGCAAATGCACAAATTCTCACATACACACAACCTAATCCTGGATATGAGGGAGTTTACATTGCTCATTCTGAAAATAGCCAGTTAACAAATACATATGAAATGTGGAAAGATCCTTGGTCAGCATCTAATGGAAGTCCAATATTTTCCCAAGCAGCGACAGCATCTACTTACAGTCAATCAGATAAGTGGTTATCAGGTATTTCTTACTATGCTACAGGAACAGGATTTAGTGTTTACTTCAAGGGAGCAGCTGGTATTTATAGCTGTGCATATAATGTAACTCAAGTTTACGCTATTTCAGCAACTGGATTAAATACTTCTACAGGACTGCCAGCTAGTCCACCGTTGTTCACCGATGAATTAGATAAGTCAGGTTCTAACCATGTCAGAGTATCTTTATCTGTTGGCAGTCAATCTTCTTTTAATAAATATTTAACTGTAACAATTTATAAAGCACATGGAACTACTGCAGCTTCAAATGCAACGATAAGTAAAGCAATAAATACTTATGGCACAGTATCCACAGACACTTATGAGGGTTTCCAAGATGAGGCAAGAAGATTGGTTATAGGTTCAGGTATAGCATTTACTTCAACTATAGATATGGCTAGCGGAAATGCTCAAGTTAGGTCAGGTACTTTGCAATATCCTTTAGTAGCTGACTATGACACGCAATGGGGAGGATCACATACCTTCTCAGGTGATCAAGAGTATCAAAGATATTTCTATAAAACGTCAGCAAGTACTGGAAGTTTGACATTTACAGGATTTACTGCTTCAAATATAGCACCTTATGGAACTGGAAGCGTAAATGCATTAATTTATTTAGATGGTGATGCTTTGTGGTTTGATTTAGGTGTTTTGCAAGGTTCAAATGCTAATGACGGTTCAATCAGATCTGCAGCAATATCTGCTAAAACTTCTGCATCTGGAGGTGCACTTGGTTGGTCAATTGGTACTAAAACTACCGGAGTTGCAGGAGCTGGAAATTCTGCAAGATATAGAGTAGTGATAATTTTCAGAAACAACACTTACAGCATGACAAGCATAACGAGTTCATAAGATGCCCTGGACACAAACAGATACAAGTTTCAAGAAGCTAAGTAATAAAAGAATTACAACTAGCACTGGGAAAGGTCTGCCAGAAGAAAAAGGTGCATCTACGCTTGAGTTATATCTTCCTGATATCAAAACTGGGCTTATACCTGGAACTGGATATGCTGGATATGGAGTTTCAGGAAATTTATTTTACTACGGTCCGACAGCTTCATTTGGTCAAACTTTAGCAGTAGATACTTCTGTTCCAGGAAATTTGACTTGGTTTGCAACATCGGGATGGGGAAACACCACTTCTGCAAATGATGGTAGTGCAGGATCTGAAGCTCAAAGATTAGGAGATTGGGTATCTGATAAATATGATGCATTTGGTACGGTACCGGGTGCTGGTTATGAAATTAAGGTTTTTGACAGAAACAATAACCTAATTACAAAATCTGATAACTCGAACTGGCTTTTTGATTATCAGACCGGAATTTTAGTTTTTAATAATGATACGACAAGTATCAGCACTCTTATTTCAACTAGTGGTCCGTTCAAAATTGTTGGATGGAGATATATTGGTCCTAAAGGTATTATCCCAACATCTTTTGGTGGCTTAGGAAATACATCATACAATTTAGGAGACTTAGTAGTTGGCGCTGGTTCTACTGTTATTTCTTTTCCTCTGGGAAATAATGGTTATATTCTTTCCGTAAATACCTCAACATCATCTGGATTACAATGGATACCTAATACTGGTGGTGGTAGCGGTTCAGGTATATCTCTTCTTAATAACCTAACAGCTGGTCAACAATATTTTGCTACTGGAACATCAGGTAGCGAGTTCAATATAAGTTCTTTTGGATCTACTCACACATTCAACATACCTATAGCTGGAACTGGTTCAACTGGTTTAGTAAGTTCACTACCGCAAACAATTGGTGGACTGAAAACATTCTCAGATGGTTTGATATCTTCATCTGGAGCAACTATTTATGGTAACTTAGTTTTACCAAATAATCCATTAGCAGCTCTTTATGGTGGTACTGGATATACAAATTACGCTAAAGGTGATCTTTTAGTTGGTGCTGGTAATACTTTTGTAAAGCTTAGTGTTGGAAGTTATAACCAAGCACTTCTTGCAGATAATAGCACAGCATCAGGATTAAAATGGGGAACAGTATCAGGTGGTGGAGGTGGTAGTGGATTATCACTTTACATTACAGATATAGCTCCGATAGTTGCTAACATTGGAGATCTTTGGTTTAATTCTGAAACTGCTATACTCTCAGTTAACTATACAGATGTAGATAGCACACAATGGGTAGAGATTGGTTTAAATCTAGCAGCAATAGAAAATATTACTAATATTGGTATAGGAATCACTAAGCTAAATAATCTTGGTAGTTCTTCTCAATATTTTGCTACTGGAACAAGTGGTTCTGGATTTAACATTACTTCTAGTGGTTCTTATCACTTCTTTAATTTACCAATAGCATCCACAGCATCAACAGGTTTAGTTTCAGGTTTAGCTCAGACATTTGGTGGTAATAAGACTTTTATTAATGGTTTTATATCATCTGCTGGAGCTACAATTTATGGAAGTTTATATCTTCCAGACAATCCATTAGCAAGTATTTATGGTGGTACAGGATATACAAATTATAATCTTGGAGACTTAATTGTTGGTGCTGGTTCATCAACAATTAAACTGGCAAAAGGTCCAGATAGATATGTACTTCAAAGCAACCCAGCATTCTCTTCAGGATTAGGGTGGACAAATGCATCAGGAGGAGTTGGAGTATCTACTGTTCCTCCTTCTAATCCTTTTGCTGGAGATTTGTGGTGGAACTCTGGTGATGGAAGTTTGTCAGTTTATTATGATGATGTAGACGGAGATGGATACTGGGTTGAGATAGAACATGGTCCCGGAACTGGTACTGTTGTTGGTGGTGGAGGAGGAGCTGGTCTTACTTTATTAAATGGATTGACATCGTATGACCAGTATTTTCAAGTTGGATCTTCCGGAGCTGGATTTAATATATCTTCAGTTGGCTCTACTCACACATTCAATATTCCAATAGCTGGTAATGGAATAACTGGTTTAGTTTCTGGAATTGCGCAGACATTTTCTGGAAATAAAACATATATTGACAATGTAATCATTTTATCATCAACAGCATCAACTTCTACTAGTACTGGAGCATTGGTAGTAAGAGGTGGACTTGGAGTTACTGGTCAACTATCATTTTCTCAAGCTTCTTTTGGATTTACTGGAATAACAACAAACCCAACCATGTCATTTATTGGAGCAACATCAAGTTCTCCAATAACACTTACGGTTCAAACAGATAACTCACTTAACTTTGAAAGCTCACAAGGATCAGTGTTTTCTATTGATAGCAATTTATCTTCTGGTGAAATATTCTCTGTAAGTGATATATCTGGTTTGCCAATCATTAGTGCTTCTGCTGGTCAAACTGTAAATATCAATGAGTTTGGTGGCTATACACAAATTGGCAATGGTTCAATAAATTCATCATCCACTTCTACTGGTTCTCTAGTTATTGCTGGTGGATTAGGACTCACAGGTAATGCAAATATTGGTGGAACTGTTAGAATTACTAATACTACTAATAGCACTTTATCTTCGTCTGGTGCTTTAGTTGTTTCTGGTGGTGTAGGTATTGGTGGAACCTTAAATGTTGGAGCAGATTTAAGTATTACTGGTTTAACTACTCTTACATATACTTCAGAAAAATTAACTACAAAAACATCTGCTGGTTCTGCTGGTACTGTAACACACGATTTGTCAACAGGTTCAATATTTTATCACAGCTCTATTTCAAATAACTTTACAGCGAATTTTACGAATGTTCCAACTACAAATGATAGAGCGATTGGTGTAACTCTAGTATTAGCACAAGGTGGTACTGGTTATATAGTAAATGTTCTTCAAATAGATGGAAGTACACAAACAATAAAATGGGTCAATAATACAACCCCAACTGGAACAGCAAACAAAGTTGACATAGTTGGATTCAGCTTAATTAGAACTGGATCTGCTTGGACAGTCTTAGGTCAATATTCTACATACGGATAAAATACAATGCCTTTAAGTACATTTTCTAGTCAACATAGACCTGTAAATAGAATATTTTCAACTAGTGTAGCTGCAGTAGTTAGTTCTGGATTAATTTGTCACTTAAAAACAGCTCCTCCTACAGGATCAACTTGGACTGACAATGTAGGAAATAGTAATGCAACTTTAGCTAATAGCCCAACTTATTCTAGCAGTAACGGTGGGTACATATCCTTAAATGGCTCTAACCAATATGTTATGACTTCAACATCTCTAAATGCACAGATTACTGGAACATCGCCTAATAAATCTACTGCGCAATCAATTTTTATTTGGTGCTATCCTACTGAGCAAGGGATTATAGTTTCTGAAATAGGACAAGCTACTATAAATACTGGCTGGCACGATTCTAACATTGAAATTACAAGTTCAGGAGTTGTTTGTTTTAGTGTATGGCACGGGTCACTTACTAACAAGGTTTCCAGTACTGCAAAATCTTTTAACACTTGGTATCACTTAGGTTGGACTTACTCTGGAACTACACTTACTGCATATATAAATGGAGTGTCAGTTGGAACAGCAACTTTGACAAGATCAGCTCCTTTTAATAATGGCAATAATTTACATTATGCTTTAGGAGCTATCGATGGCACAAAAATGGATAGCGACGGATCCTATTGTGCTATGAATGTAGGTAGTTTCCAAGTATATAACAGAGCTTTAACAATTGATGAAGTGACAACTAACTTTAACAGTAATAAGTCTAACTATGGGTTATAAATAATGGGAACTAAATATAGTCCAAGAATAGTCTCCAGTGGATTATTAGCATATTTTGATGCTGCTAATACAAGAAGTTATATCGGATCTGGAACAACTGTAAATGGTCTCATAAGTGGAATAGGATTTACATTAGTCAACGGTGTAGGTTTTGGTTCTACTAATAACGGACATTTTATTTTTGATGGAATTGACGACAATATACCATTTTCAATACCTAGTCCTGGCACAATTTTATCAATTGAAATGTGGGTAAGAGCAAAATCATTTTCAAATAATGGAATGTTTTTTGGATTTAATATTTATGATGTTTGGACCGGAAATGGAGGATTAGGATACAACACTGGTGCTTCTGATGTTTATGGATTGACATCAACTCAAGTGACTAATCTTGACCTTCTCAATCAATGGAAACATTATGTCTTTGAAATGAGAAGTGATGTAGCGTATACAAATAATAAAATTTATGTTAATGGAGAAAATCAATCTTTATCACAAGTTTCAGGTTCTGAAAGTGCAGCTAATAGAAATTTCAATAGTGGTAATGGAAGAATAGGCAGTTGGCTTTCTTCTAATAATTTTTTTATGGCAATGGATCATTCTCAATTTAAAGTTTACAACAGAGCTTTAACAGCTGCAGAAATAGTACAAAATTATAATGCTACAAAAAGGAGATATGGATTGTAATGGGACTAGGACATTCTCCTACAATTATCACTGATGGATTAGTGTTTTCTTTAGATGCTGCTAATTCTAGAAGTTACAGTGGTTCTGGAACTTCTTGGTATGAAATAAGTGGAAGTGGTAGCACAGCAACATTATCAAACAGTCCTACATTTTCTTCTATTAATAACGGAGGATTTATCTTTAATGGATCAAATCAATATGCTACAGTTCCAACAGCAAGTAGATTTGATTTTTCAACAGGAAGTACCACCGTTACGGCTTGGTTTAAATTAACATCTTCAGGTTACAATTGTATAGTATCTAAAAGAAATGGTACTGGTTTTCAGCTTTATTCTTTATCAGGAAAATTGTATGCGGATGGTGCTGGAACTGCAGGTAAATCTTCTTCTCAATCTGTTAACACTGGAAATATATTTTATGGAGCTGTAGTTTATGATAGAGCTTCATCTTTAATGCGACTTTATATAAATGGCGTAGAAGATGGAAATGTTGCCCTAGATTCTACAACACTTACAGACGTAGCTGGTGTAAATGTTGGAAGAGCTACTCTTGGCGGCGGTTCTTCAGACTATTTCAATGGCACTATTTATCAAGTACAAATTTACAACAGAGCTTTATCAGCTACAGAAGTCAAACAAAATTACAATGCTACGAAAAGAAGGTTCGGATTATAATGGGCATTGACGTAGGACCTATCGAAGTTACTGATGGATTGATATGCCAATTTGATCCAGCAAACTTTAGAAGTTATTCTGGCTCTGGATTAACCTCATATGGTTTGGTAGGGGGTATTGGAGCAACTCTTGTCAACGGGACTGGATACACTTCTGATGGCGGAGGAAGTTTTGTTTTTGATGGTACTAATGATTATGTTATCACCTCTGCAAACGTTGGACCTTTAGGAGCAAATCCACGAACAATCTGTATTTGGTTTTATATTCCAAGTGCTCAAAGTAAAAATGTTTATGGATATGGGCAAGGAACTACAGGATCGATATTTGACATAATAACTTGGGATAACAGTGGATATAACAGAGTAATTGGACATTATTGGTCCGGTGGATATGACACTATAGGAACCTTGCCACCAAGAAATACCTTAAATGTTCCTGGATGGAATTTTGTAGTCCATACTTATAATGGAAGTGCAGTATCATTATATACAAATACAGTTTTTTCTAATTCTACTAATTTAAATCTTACTACTTTGGATGGACCTTTAACTTTAGGAAAAGGTACATATAATGGCTATGATCATTTTACAGGTAAAGTTTCAAACATTCAAATCTATAACAGAGTACTGACTGATCAAGAAATGTTACAAAATTTCAACGCTACAAAAGGGAGATATGGATTATAATGGGACTTGAGCACTCTCCTACTATTGTGACAAATGGATTAGTTTATTATCTCGACGCTGCTAATACAAGAAGTTATAGTGGTTCTGGTCTTACTGCCAATAGTTTATCTGGTAGCTTAAGTGGAAGTCTTGTCAATGGTGTTGGTTTTACATCTTTGAATAATGGCAGTTTTCTTTTTGATGGAACTAATGATGTTATAGATCTTGGTGATAATTTTGACATGGGATTATCAAGCTTTTCTTTTTGCGCTTATTTTAAAGCTAATAATATTTCAAATCTTCAAGGGATATTTTCAAAATCAATTGCTGCTGCTGCTGGATCAAGATATGCAGTTTTTGTATACAATAATAAAATAAATACTTTTATGAGTAATGGTGGTGCAACAGATGTTGAAACACCCTCAAGTCAGACATTATCTATAAATACTTGGTATCACATCGGAGCTGTTTACAATAGAGCTGATAAATTAATTCTGTTCATAAATGGAATTTTTGATTCATCAGCGACAATATCTCAGTTTCAAGCAAATGATTTTCAAGCAACACATATATTTAGAATTGGATCTTACAGTGATGCAGGCAACAGTGCAAATTATTTCTTAAATGGATCTATATCTCAACTTCAAATTTACAACAGAGTTTTATCAGCTCAGGAAATACTTCAAAATTACAATGCTACTAAAGGGAGATATGGACTGTAATGGGCATTGAATATAATCCAGTTGTCCCTACAGATGGACTTGTTTATTGGTATGACACTGCTAATCCAAGATCTTTCCCTGGATCTGGAAACACGATGTATAGTTTACTAAATGGGTCGATTATGACCTTAAATAATGGATATACAACTTTCGGTACTGGTGCTGGTTTAGCTGTTTCTTTTACAGGAACAGATGCTTACACTATGACGCAAACCAATCTATATAGTCAATTTCCAACAGCTCAAACATCAATGTTTATTTGGGCATATTCAGTTGGATCTGGAAATATAATAACTGAATTGGGACAAACAATTCCAAATGCTGGTTGGATAGATAGCAACATAGAGATAAATGCTTCTGGAAATGTGTCAATGTCTGTTTGGCACGGAAGTTTAGCAAACAGAGTAATAAGTAGTGCTTTGAGTTTTAATACTTGGTATCACATTGGTTGGACTTATAATGGGACAAGTTTCATTGGATATATAAATGGAGCTTCAATAGGAACAACAACATTAGGTAGAAGCAGAAATGGAAGTGCAATTCATTATACTATTGGAGCAACTGCATCTAATCAAAATATGGGCACAGGTACTTATTGGAAAGGTATGTTTAGTAACTTCTCTGTTTACAATAGATCTTTGTCAAGCTTAGAAGTTTTACAATTTTACAATGCCACTAAAAGTAGGTATGGATTATAATGGGCATTGCATATAACACATCTATAGTTTCCGATGGTCTTGTTTATGCCATTGATGCTGCTAATTCAAGATCTTATGCAGGGAGTGGATTGACACTTTATGATTTGTATTCAGGAACAGCTACAACACTTATCAATGGAGTTGGAATTACAAGTTTTAATTCAGGTGCATTTGTTTTTGATGGTTCTAACGATTACATAAACCCAAATTTCCCAGTAAGTAATAATTCTGATTTTACAGTTGGATTTTGGATGAATTATCAAGATGTTACTAATGTTGATAGAGGGCTAGTAGCAACATGGGATACAAGCTGGAACGGATTTGGCATAGGAACATATCAAGCACAAATTAGATCTTGGGTAAATGATGGAGCTGGAGGTGGATTGAACTGGGCTGGAATTACTACAAATGTATGGAAATATTACACTCTTGCGTTTAGCAATTCAGCAAAGACTCAATTCGTATATATTGATGGAAATTTCTTAGCCAGTGAAGGTAGAAATGCAACAGTTACTCATTCTAGTTTACAAATAGCTAGAGGGGGACAATCAGGCTCGACACAGTTGACTTATTATCCATATCTAAAATGTCAAATATCTCAACTTTCAATTTATAACAAAAGACTTTCAAATGCAGAAATCAAGCAAAATTATAACGCTACAAAGAAGAGGTATGGATTATAATGGGAGTAATAGCTGGAGTAAATGCTGTCAATGATGGTTTAATTTTTACCATTGATGCTGGAAACTTTAGATCATATTCTGGTTCTGGAAATACTTCTATTGGTTTAGTAGGTGGTATAGGTGGCACTCTTGTAAATGGAGTTGGATTTACAAGTACAAACAGTGGAAGTTTTATTTTTGATGGCACAAATGATTATATTGAAGTATCTGATTCTAATTTGCTTGCTTTTGGAACCAATCCTTTTACTATAGATTTTTGGTTATATTCTACTTATATATATCCAGGATCTGGAACAATTTACAGAACAATTTTGAGTAATTATTTAGATTACCAGGGAGTCTATGCTACATTTTTTTATTTGGGTTTATTTAATAATGGCAGCACTTTGATTAATTTTGTAAGTTTCCTAAATTCCTCATCAGGAAATTTAATGGGTTCACTTGGAGCAAATATAAATGCAAATGAATGGACAAATGTAAATTTCACAAGAAGTGGTGACAACTTAATTTGTTATAAGAATGGTGTTTTAGTATCTACAGTAGTTTCTACAAATAATTTTTCAGGAACTCGTAATGCAAGAATTGGCGGAGGTGTCGCCTCTGTAAATACGTTTCAAGGGTCTTTACCTTCATTCAAAATCTACAATCGAGCATTATCAGCTGCAGAAATCAAACAAAATTACAACGCCACTAAAAAGAGATACATCTAGTCGCTAGGTCTTATAGGTTATATTTTAGAAAAGTATAAGCATCAACATATGTGGAGTGACTAATGGCTGATCTTAATTTTCCTAACCCTGGTGTACAGCAAACGTATTCATTCGTAGGTAAGACTTGGAATTGGGATGGACAACGCTGGGCTTTTGCTTCTAGTGGCTCCGGTATTACCAAACTTAATGAACTTACATCTTCAGTTCAAAACTTTTTAATTGGTTATTCTGGGACATTTCCAAATATTGTTTCATCTGGATCTGACCATACATTTAATTTTCCATTAGCTGGAATTGCTGCGACAGGTCTTGTAAATACCTCTGCTCAAAGTTTTGCAGGAGCTAAAACATTTGCTTCCACAACAAATGCAACTTATATAGGTGTTGGTGGTGTTGTTGTTCATGGTGGCATTGCTATATCTGGCAATGCTGCTATAGGTGGATCTGCAATATTCACTAATACAAGTAATACAAATACTTTAGCAATTAGAGCTGGAGTACAAGCAAGCACTCTTACATATGTTTTTCCTATTGGCTCTCCAACATCGGGGCAGATATTATCAGCTTCAGCTCCAGCATCAGGTGTTGTCACTCTTACATGGGCAGATGATCAAACTGGAGCTCCTGCTGGTGGTATTACTCAACTCAATGGTCTTACTGCATCTACACAAACATTTCAAACTGGTACTTCTGGAGTTGATTTTGGTATATCTTCAACTACTTCAACACACACATTCAACCTTCCAGATGCTAGTGCTTCAGCTAGAGGTGCTGTCACTACAGGGTCGCAAACTATTGCTGGTGCTAAAACATTCTCTTCTTCAATTATTGGTAATCTGACTGGAACAGCTACTACTTCTGAAAATGTAAATGTAACAACAACAACTAGAAGTCTTACTCACTACTTGACGTTTACCAATGCAACAAGTGGAAGTGGATTAGCCTTAACTACTAGTGCTGTAGGTATTGGATTTACAGTCAACCCAGCACAAAATACCTTAGCTGCAGGGACGTTCATTGGAAATTTATCTGGAACAGCAGCTACAGCCACTAATTTCTATGGAACATTAGTAGGAAATTCTTCAACAGCAACTACTTCTCAAAACGTAAATGTCAATACCACTACTGCTGGTGGAAGTTTCTTCTTAACATTTACAAATCAATCAAGTGGAAGTGGTTTAGCTTTAACAACATCCACTATTGGTATTGGTTTTACTGTCAATCCTGCTCAAAATACACTAGCTGCTGGTACTTTCATTGGTAATCTATCTGGAACGGCTGCTACTGCTACTAATTTCTATGGAACTCATATTGGTAATGTAACAGGAACAGCAACTACATCTCAAAATGTTAATGTTACAACCACAACAGCAGGTGGTAATTTCTACCTCACATTTACTAACCAATCAAGTGGATCTGGATTAGCACTTACTACTAGCGCTATTGGCATTGGTTTTACTGTAAACCCAGCACAAAACACATTAGCTGCAGGGACATTTATTGGTAATCTATCTGGGACAGCAGCTACAGCAACTAATTTCTATGGTACGTTAGTTGGAAATTCATCAACAGCAACTACTTCAGCTAATCTTAACACTGTTGCTGCTACTACTGGTACTGGACATTATTTATTATTTAGTCCTGTAAATGGTGCTTCAGGCGTTGCAGTATCTAGTGACGCTCAACTTCAATTTAGTCCCTCAACCAATGTTCTAACTGCTGATGTTTTCAATGGAAATCTTACTGCTACTGGAGCTACTGTCACAGGCATATTAGATGTTCAAGGAGATGCTGCTCTTGGTAATGCTACAGGAGACACAGTAACATTTAATGCAAGAATAGGATCTCATTTTAATCCTACTACTGATAATACTTATGATATAGGTTTGCCTTCATTTAGATGGAGAAATGCATACCTCGTAAATATCACTGGTACTGCAGTTACAGCAACTAATTTCTATGGAACATTAACTGGTAACGTAACAGGTACAGCAACAACAGCAACAAATATTAATACAACAAGTGCTGATACTGCTGGAGCACACTATTTACTTTTCAGTCCAACAAATGCTACTGCTTCTGGTGTTGCGGTAAGTTCTGATGCAACTCTACAATTTAATCCTTCAACAAATGTATTAACTACAGATGTATTTAGTGGGAACTTTACAGGAACAGCAGCAACTGCTACTAATTTCTACGGAACATTAACTGGTAATGTAACAGGCACAGCAACAACAGCACAAAATGTAAATGTTACTACAACAACACTAAGTAATAATTTTTATCTTACATTTACTGGTGCTTCTTCAGGAAGTGGTCTTGCCCTTACTACTAGTGCAGTCGGATCGGGCTTAACATATAATCCTGCTACTAACACATTATCTGCATTATTCTTTACAGGTACAGCTACAACTACTAGAAATAGTGTTGTTAACTCAACAACAATAAGTTCTGATCATTATTTATTATTTGCAAATGCTTCTTCAGGAAGTGGATTAGCTCTTTCTGCTAGTGCTGTAGGTATGGGTCTTACTTACAATCCAGCTACAAACACTCTTAGTGCTCAATTCTTCACTGGTACTGCAACTACTGCAAGAAATGTAGTAGTCAATACTACAACAAGAAATGCTAATCATTATCTGTTATTTAGTCCTGACAGTTCTGGTTCTGGAGTTGCACTAACAACAAGCACAGTTGGCATGGGTCTTACTTACAACCCTGCTACGAATACATTATCAGCACAATTCTTTACTGGAACTGCAACTACTGCAAGAAATGTTGATGTAACTTCAACAACAATAAACTCAACACATTATCTTACATTTACTAATGCTACATCAGGAAGTGGATTAGCATTAACTACAAGTACTGTTGGAGTTGGGTTGACATACAATCCAGCACAAAATACTTTAGGTTCTGGCACATTTGTTGGTAATGTATCAGGTTCTGCCACAACAAGCACATATATAACAGGTATCTTAAGAAACGCTAGTTATGTACAGGGTGATCTTTTAGCTGGAGCGTCTACTGGTAATACTCTTACCAGACTACCTGTTGGAGCAACTAATAGATACTTCTTGAAACCTGATTCAACTACACAATCAGGATTAGGATGGTCAACATTTGCAGGTGTATTTGTAACATCACTAGCTCCTGTATATCCAGCTTTCACTCTACTTGAAGGTGATCTCTGGTACAAAGTTGACGACGGTTCATTCAACGTTTATTACACTGACGTAGATGAAACAGCTCAATGGGTTGAAATTGTAAGTGCTGGTGGTGCTGGTGGAGGAAGTGCAACTCCTGCTGGATCAAATACAAACGTTCAGTTCAACGACAGTAGTGCTTTTGGAGGAGTAGCTGATTTTACATTCTCAAAAGATGTGCCCTCTTTAGCTATAAAAAGTTTTCCAACAGAAAGTCCATCCAGTTCTACTGCAGCTATAGTATTAACAGGTACTGGAGTTAATTTTAGTGGAAGCGTCAATGGTACATTCCTTGCAATAAACTCGGCAAGTGGCTTCTCTGGTAATATGATAGACGCAAGGAAGAATGGAACAACACAATTTAGTGTCAATAATGATGGAAGCACTTATATTGCAACTCTTAACTCTAATGGTACTGTTTATTCTAACTCTGGAGTATTAACTAACTCAAATCCATCTGATCAAAACTTAAAAGAAAATATTCAGTCAATGATTGGTGGAACAACAATTGTAAATCAATTAAATCCAGTTTCTTTTGAATGGAAATCAGGTGTTGGTGGAACTGGAACTAAATATGGATTTATTGCTCAAGAAGTTCAAGCAGTCATTCCTGATATTGTTTCTACTGATCAATCAGGCACTGTTGGTATAGATACAGTATCTATAATACCTTTCCTTGTAAAATCAATTAAGGAACAGCAAGAAACAATAGAACAGTTGAGAGCAGAAATTCAATTTATAAAAACTGAACTTGGAATATAAAATATGCCAGATATAGATTTTCCAGTAAACCCATCCCTAAATGCAACCTACTCGAAAGACGGTAAAACATGGATTTGGGATGGGTCTAGATGGAGAACAAATAATATACTTTCTTACAGTGGCGGAGGAACAGGTTATGCTTCTTACAACACTGGAGACTTACTTGTTGGAACAGGGAATTCATTAATAAAATTCCCTGTTGGACAAAATAATTTTCAATATTTGAGAGTTGATTCAGCCAATTCTGCATCTGGTGTTACTTGGATATCATTACCACTAGCTGGAAGTGGACAATCAGGATTAGTCTCAACACTAACCCAAACATTCTCTGGTGCTAAAACATTTTCAAGTTCTATAATTGGTAATCTAACAGGCTCTGCTACTACATCAGAAAATGTAAATGTAACAACAACAACTAGAAGTCTTACTCACTATCTAACATTTACTAATCAAACAAGTGGAAGTGGATTAGCTTTAACTACTAGTGCTATTGGTATTGGATTTACAGTTAATCCAGCACAAAACACACTGGCTGCAGGAACATTTGTAGGTAATCTAAGTGGAACAGCAGCCACTACAAGTTTCTTAAAAGTTACATCAACCTCAGGAACTGCTCTTAATATAGCTGATAGAGTTACCGTTTATACCGTTGATAACTTTGAAGGTTTGAATATAAATTCTAATTACAGTTACGCATTAAGTGTTCAAGATAAAGCAAATAATAATAAATTTATTGTTGATGTTGGAAATGCAAGAACTATATTTACTGGTAATTCTGCTGCTCATGAAATTAGAGTTTATAATAACAACGAATCAGCTTATTTTGGATTGAAAGCTAATTCAACAGGTACACAAACATATATACTTCCCCCTGGTGCTCCTTCTACAGGTTCTTCAATATTACAATCTGACAATCTTGGAAACATGATTTGGGTACCGATGGCTACTGGTGGATTGACTAATGCAATTACTTCAATCAATAGTCAGACTGGTCCATCTATCACATTACAAAAAGGAAGTTCGGGCACTGATTTTGACATAGCCACTACTTCAAACACAGTTACATTTAATCTTCCTGACGCAAGTGCTTCTAATAGAGGATTAGTAACGACAGGGTCTCAAACATTTGCAGGGACTAAAACTTTTTCCAGTTCAATATCTGGAAACCTCTCAGGAACAGCCACTACTTCTCAAAATGTAAACACTGCTGCATATACTAATAATAATGTACATTACCTTACATTCACACTTCAAAATAATGGAGCTGGAGCAGCTTTATCTACTTCTAATACAGCAGGTAAATTAACATATAGACCAGCTGATGAGCAACTAAGTGTTACTTTTCTTACAGGAACAGCTTTTACTGCTACTAATCTAACTGGAACATTGTTTGGTAATGTGACAGGAACTTCTACTACATCGCAAAATGTAAACACTAATGTTTACACAAACAACAGTGTTCATTATCTAATATTTACTTTGCAAGGCAGCGGTTCAGGTGCAGCTTTATCTACTTCTAATTCAGCAGGTAGACTAACTTATAGACCAGCTGATGAACAATTAAGCGTAACAAATCTTACAGGTACTGCTTTTACTGCTACTAATTTCTACGGATCATTGACAGGAAATGTTACAGGAACAGCTACTTCATCACAAAATGTAAACACAAATGTTTTTACAAATAACAGTGTTCATTATCTAACATTTACGTTGCAAGGTAATGGATCTGGTGCTGCACTTTCTACATCAAATTTTGCTGGAAAACTTACATACAGACCTACGGATGAGCAACTTAGTGTAACTTTTATCACAGGAACTGCTTTCACTGCTACAAATCTTTATGGAACATTATTTGGAAATGTTACTGGAACTTCAACTACTTCACAAAATGTAAATGTTACCACAACTACTAGAAGTGCAACTCACTATCTTACATTTACTAATGCTACTAACGGATCAGGACTAGCTTTAACTACTAGCTCTATTGGTATTGGATTTACAGTTAATCCAGCACAAAATACTTTAGCAGCAGGAACTTTTGTAGGTGATTTGAGTGGTACAGCTGTAACGACTAGTTTCTTGAAAGTAATATCAACTTCAGGAACTGCTTTAAATATTGCTGATAGAGTTACAGTATATACTGTTGACAACTTTGAAGGTTTGAATATAAGTTCAAATTACAATTTTGCATTAAGTGTTCAAGACAAATCAAATAATAATAAATTTATTGTTGATGTTGGCAATGCAAGAACTATATTTACCGGCAGTTCTGCTGATCATGAAATAAGAGTTTATAATCAAAACCAATCATCATATTTTGGATTAAAAGCTAACGCTACAGGAAGTGTTACATATATTCTTCCTCCGGGTAAACCATCTACTGGCTCCTCAATTTTACAGTCTGATGATTCTGGAAATATGATTTGGGTTCCAATGACTACTGGTGGGTTGGCAAACGCTGTCACCTCTATAAATAGTCAAACAGGTCCAGCAATTACTCTGCAAACTGGAAGTTCTGGAACTGATTTTGCTATAAGTCAATCTGCAAATACAATTACTTTTAATCTTCCTGATGCAAGTGCTTCAAACAGAGGATTAGTAACTACAGGTTCACAAACTATAGCTGGATCTAAAACATTTTCAAGTTCCATACTAGGTAATCTTTCTGGTACATCCACAACATCTGAAAATGTAAACGTAAACACAACAACAAGAAGTATTGATCACTATCTTATATTTACTAACTCATCATCAGGTAGTGGAGTTGCATTAACAACTAGCACTGTTGGTAGTGGATTAACATATAATCCTGCTACAAATACTCTCAATGCTCTATTCTTTACGGGAACAGCTACTAGTTCAAGAAATGTACATACTGCTCAATACACTAATAACAATGTACACTATCTTACATTCACACTTCAAGGAAGTGGAGCTGGAGCAGCTCTGTCTACTTCAGGTACAGCAGGAAAACTTACATACAGACCAGCTGATGAACAATTAAGTGTAACTTACATCACAGGTACAGCTTTTACTGCCACTAATCTTTATGGAACATTAATTGGCAATGTAACAGGTACAGCAACAACTTCAGAAAATGTAAACGTAAATACAACAACTAGAAGTATAGATCATTATCTGTTGTTTACAAATAGATCAAGTGGTTCTGGAGTTGCATTAACAACAAGCATAGTTGGTATGGGTTTAACTTACAATCCTGCCACAAATACTTTAGCAGCTCAATTTTTTACTGGGACAGCCACAACATCTAGTAATGTTGTTGTTAATACTACTACTATAAACCAGAATCATTTTCTGTTATTTTCAAATAGATCAAGTGGTTCTGGGATAGCGTTAACTGCAAGCACTATTGGAATTGGATTTACTGTAAATCCAGCAGAAAATACATTATCAGCTGGATTATTTGCTGGAAATATTTCAGGTACTGGTGCTACTTTTGCAAGAGCTACATTTACTGATAACACTGAAGCAACTGATCAATTAACAGGTTCTGTAACATTTGCTGGTGGGATTGCTGTAAATAAAAAAGTATTTTCTCAAGCTATTGAAACTAATGGAAATGCAATTATAAATGGTAATTTTCAAGCATTTGGTTCAATAATACAACTTGGAAATGCAGGATTAGCAGACACAATTGGATTTATTTGCAGAATTCAATCTATGATGATCCCTCAAGCTAATAACTCTTTTGATATTGGATTAAATGATGGCAGTTATGGTTGGAGAAATGCTGCATTTGCAGGGCATGGAACATTTGCTAATTTATACGGATCTACTTCAGCTAATCTTACTGGTGTTGAATTTAGCGGAGGAGATGTATTAGTAAAAAGTGGTAAGTCAGTTAAATTTTATGAAGCAAATAACACTTACAACACTTCTTTCAAAGCTAACTCAAGTTTAGCTGGAAATACTGATTACACTCTACCTGTCGGAAAACCTGGAACTGGAGCTTCAATCTTACAATCAGACACTGCTGGTTCTATGATATGGGTGAAAGCTGCAAGTAATAAAGCAACATATGTACTAAGCTTTGGTGCTGGTTTTACTCCAACAACAGGTTTAGATAGTGTATCTATTGCTATTCCTTATGCTAATGATGGAAGTACACAATTAACATACACTATAAAGAGAGTAGAAGTTAGAACTGAAACTGAACCTGGAGCATCAACATTAGCATTTTATTTTGAAAGACACACAACTGGAAATGCAACATGGACAGTTTCACCTATCACAATTAAGGGAGCAGCTAGTGCAAACTTTAGTGTAGCTCAAAACAATTATTCAAATTCATTTACAACAATAACTTCAAGTTCTGGAAATAATGGAGAAGTTCAATCAGGAAACTATTTAAGAGTTAATTTTGCAACTGTTGGAGCTGCTGCAAATGTAAGCATATCTATAATGATCCAAGAAAATTAATTCATTTTAGCTACATAAACAGCTCTTCTTCTTCCACTACCACCACCAGAAGTGTACTCTTGACTTATAGAATATGAGCAACCAATAAAATCACACTGAACAGTTCCCGATCCACCTGAAGCTTTAAACCTTGCAGAAATAGCAGACAAAGAAAAAACATCTGTAATAGTTAATCCCCAGTAAGTATTATCTCCAGTCCATGTTTGTGATTGTACTGCTCCACCACCTGTCATAGTGTAAGTTTTTGTACTAACTAAAGAACCATCTTGATAAAGTTCCATAGTTCCAGTTCCGCCAACAATTACAGCAGTTTGAATTTCTATAGCTAAACTTGAAAGAGTTGCATTGCCAGTAGCATTTTCACCACCACCGGGAGGACCTACCAACCAGTTTTCATTAGGAGAAGAAGCAACAAGATATTGTGTTGCATACGCTGAAGAAGCATTTGTAGCGTCATCAGCTAAAATATTTCCTTCATTTGTCCAATTGTTTCCAACTCCAGTTTTTGAAGCAGCTCCAAAATTTGAACCAGACCTAGTATAAGTTGGCATAAAAACTCCTATTTACAAGGTTATATGTACAAGATTTAAGTATAGAAAACTATTCCCAAAATCAAAAAAATAATGAGTCACGTTGTAAATCCAAATATACCTTTAGATGGTTTAATTTATTATATAGATCCATCTAATAGAAGATGCTTTTCAGGTTCAGGTGTAAATATTAATAATTTAGTCACTTCTGGATTTGGAGGTACTTTATTTAATGGAACTACTACAGACGCAGAACTTAGAAAATCATTTATTTTTGATGGTTCTAATGATTATATTACAGTTCCGTTACCGTATCCACTTACTACTGGAAGTTCTTTATCAATTTCATTATGGGCAAAATGGTTATCTGTAGGAAGTGGATCTACAAGGATACAAACATTAGTTGATAATTCATTTTACGACAATGCTACTTCATATGGATTTGTTTTACAAGATAGACCTGATTTAGGTGGTGTTTTAGAATGGGCAGCTTCTCCGGGTAGTGGTGTTACAAGAGTTAGAACATCTTATTCTTTTGGTGATAATAACTGGCATCATATTGTAGCAACTAATAATGGAACAACTTCTAAATTATATGTTGATGGAGTTAGTAATGCTTCAACACAGCTTGCAAATGGAATTGGTAACACTCAATCAACACTTGCTTTTGGAAGAAGAAACAGTGATGCAAGTAGATATTTAAACGGATACTTATCAAATATTAAAATTTACAATAGAGAATTGACTGAAATTGAAATTGCACAAGATTATTATGCTTTAAGATCTAAATTTTATCCATTTCCGAATTATTCAACAAATGGATTAGTTCTCTATTATGATTTATCACAAACTGAAAGTTATCCTGGAAGTGGATCTGATATTTATGATTTATCTGCATATACCAATGATGGTTCTTTATTAAATAATCCTACATACGTTTCATCAGGAGGAGGATATTTATCTTTTGATGGAGCTGATGATTTTGTTGCTTTAGATAAAACAACAAGTATAAAGTTTACTAGAGATATGTCAATGGAAGCTTGGTTTACTGTAAATGCTGCCAACGATTCATTTGTTTGTGTTCTAGGATCTCAATATGGAACAGGGAACAACAATTCATATGCAATTTGGTTATATGATTTTGTATTGCAATCAGGAGTTTTAGTCACTTCTGTAATGCAAAACTTGACATATCCAGGATCTATTTCTTATGACACTTGGTATCACATTATTCACACATATGATGGCTCAAATCAATATATGTATGTAAATGGATCTCTTGCAGCATCAGGAGTAACATCAGGAAATATTCTTCACAATGACAATAATACAAAAGTGACAATAGGTGCAGATTATGAAGTTGGATATAACTCTGGATTAAACGGATTTATGAAAGGAAGAGTGGGTTTAGTGCGTCTTTACAACAGAGCATTGTCGCAAGCTGAAGTAACTCAAAATTTTAATGACAGCAGAGCAAGATTTGGTTTATAAAAATCTTGCAATATTTTTGTCTCCTCGTAGAGAATATTTAAACGTATTGTATTTTTTGGAACAATAAATGGCAGCACTTAATTTTCCCTCTTCACCATCCACAAATGAGATTTACACAGCTAATGGTAAATCTTGGAGATGGGATGGCACTAGCTGGAAAACGTTTTTTACTTTAGGTGTTGATAGTGGTGGTACTGGTCTTACTGGAATTAGTGGGACCAATTCTTTTTTAGCTTCAAATAGTTCAGGTACAGGATTAAGCTATAGATCTCTTTTAGCTGGTTCTGGAATTACTATATCTCATAGTATTAATTCTGTCACTTTTGCAACTACGAGCAATGGAAATATAACTGGTTCAGGAACATCATCGTTTATTCCACTGTTTACTGGATCAGGTACTGCATTAACAAATTCTATCATGTCTCAAGCAGACAGTATTATTATAGTTAATGGAAGTATCAAAGCTCTTACAAAAAGTTTTAAAATTCCTCACCCTTTAGATCCACAAAATAAATATCTCGAACATGGATCTTTGGAAGGACCAGAACACGGAATTTATCAAAGAGGAAGGGGAAAAGGATTTGGAGCTGTAGAAATTCAACTTCCAGATTATTTTCACGCTTTGTCTGAAGAAGATATTTCAGTAATAATCACATCTCGCATTCAAGCTGGATTATATGTGTCCGAAAGTAACTCATTTTCCTTTAAAGTCAAAAGGATAAAGACTAGCTTCTTACGTAAAGAATATATTGAATTTGATTATTTTGTGATTGGAGAAAGAAAAGATATTAAATTACAAGTTGAACAAAACAAGTAATGATGGAGAATAATTATGGCAGAAAATAACAATCCTCAAGATTTTGCAGAAAAGGTTTTGCAATCTCTTAAAAAACAATCCAGAGCAGTAGATTTATCTGATAACAACTTTGAGGAAACTGCTGTTCAGCAAGAAACTGTTGTTAAGCAAGAAACTGTTGTTAAGCAAGAAATTGTTCAACCTGTTTCCCAAGATTTTACTGCGTTGGGAAGTCAATTACAAGGTGGTTTGGGACCAGCAAGTGGTGGCAATAAAGATCTTGTTGTAGTCCCTGGTTACGGTGGAACTGCTGCAACATCTACATCACAAATAAACTTCTACTGGAATGCTCCTGCTGTACCTGACTCAACAGGTGTGGATACAAATGTAAGAGCAACTATTTTCAACTACGCTACTTCTGTAACTAACCCTGTTCTTGTCATTGGTGGTTATAACGGTACTTCACAGTTCAAACCACACCCTACTTATGGTGGCGGAACAGGTGTTACTGCTAAAATATTTATAGATCCATTCTTGGGTAGAATTGATGTTGATCAAATTGGTCTCAACTCTACTGGTGTTGGTATTTCAACTGATGCTGGTATTCTTACTTATGATACCACACAGAGCAGACTTAGAGTAGGATTGAGTGGTATCGCTAAAACTGTTGCATTTACTGATGATATTCCAGTCACATCAGGATTTGCTACAACTGCTAGAAATGTTGATTTAGTATCAGGTGCTAATAACGCTTCTCATTTCCTTACTTTCTCACTTACTTCAACTGGTTCAGGTGTTGCTCTTTCTTCTGACGCTGAACTTACATATAATCCATCAACTAATATCTTAACAGCAACAACTTTTTCAGGAGCTTTATCTGGTACTGCAACTACTGCTCAAAATGTAAACCTTGCTGCTGGAGCAAATGCCGCAAATCACTCTGTTGTATTCTCACTCAACGCAACAGGTACAGGAGTTGGATTATCTAGTGACGCTGGATTACAATATAATCCTGCTACAAATGTACTTACTGCAGACGTATTCTCTGGTAACTTTACTGGTACTGCTGCGACAGCTACAAACTTCTTTGGAACATTTGTAGGCAACTCTTCAACTGCGACTACTGCGTCTAATGTTAATGTCGTCGCAGCTACAACTGCAGCATCACACTTTATCACTTTCTCTCCAGCATCTTCAGGAAGTGGTTTAGCTACTTCTGCTGACGCTGATCTTACATATAACCCAGCAACAAACGTGTTGTCTGCTTCTGTTTTTACTGGTAACTTTACTGGAACAGCAGTCACCGCTACAAACTTCTTTGGTACATTGACAGGTAATGTAACTGGAAATCTTACTGGAACAGCTACTACTTCACAAAATGTGAATACCACAGCAGCAACTACAGCTGGTGCTCACTTTGTATTATTTTCTCCAGTAAACGCTACTGCTTCTGGAGTAGCAGTATCATCTGATGCTCAATTGCAGTTCAATCCAGGAACTAATGTACTTACAGCTGATGTATTTTCAGGTAACTTTTCAGGAGCCGCAGCAACAGCTACTAACTTCTATGGGACATTAACTGGTAATGTAACTGGAAATGTTACAGGAACAGCTACTACCGCTCAAAATGTAAACACTACATCAGCTGCAACTGCTAGTGCTCACTTCTTATTGTTTAGCCCAGTCAATGCTACTGCTTCTGGAGTAGCTGTTTCATCAGATGGTACATTACAGTTCAATCCTGGCACAAATGTTCTTTCTACAGATGTATTCTCTGGTAACTTTACTGGCACTGCTGCTACAGCCACTAACTTCTATGGAACATTAGTAGGCAATGTTACAGGAACAGCCACTACTGCTCAAAACGTCAACTTAGCTGCTGGTGCAAACAATGCAAACCACGCTGTAGTTTTCTCATTAAACTCAACTGGATCAGGCGTTGCGTTATCTTCTGATGCTGCGTTACTCTACAATCCATCAACTGACACTTTATATTCAACAAACTTTAGCGGAGCATTCTCAGGTACAATTACTGGCATTGCAACATCATCTAGAAATATAGATTTACAAGAAGCTACTGCAAACTCTACACATTATGTAACTTTTTCTCCATTAATAGCATCTCCATCATCAAACGCTGGTGTTGCATTATCATCTGACTCAAGCTTAACATTTAACCCATCTACTAATGTATTCTCATTAAGTACTGGTAGTTTGATAGCTAATAGTGTAAGAGTGGGTACTAGTGCAAACACTGTTGATACATCATCAGGAAACTTAACTTTAGATTCTGCTGGCGGACAAGTAAACATCAATGACAATGTTATAATCCAAGGTAATCTTACTGTTCAAGGCACTACACTTACAGTTGATTCAACAATTACTACCATAGTTGATCCTGTCATTGTTTTAGGTTCAGGTGTTGGCGGAACACACTCTACTGCAGACAATAATCAAGACAGAGGTGTTGAGTTTAGATATGCAAGTAGTGGTACTGCTATTACAGGCTTCTTTGGCTTCCAAGACTCTGATTTTAAATTTAGATTTATACCTAATGCTACATTATCTGGAACAAATGTTTACAGTGGAAATGTTGGTGTCATAGTTGCAACATTAGAAGGCAATGTGTCAGGAACAGCTGTAACTGCTACAAACTTCTATGGAGCACTTACAGGAAATGTAACTGGAAATCTTACAGGAACAGCTACTACAGCACAAACTCTCAATACAGTTTCAGCAACAACTGCTGCATCTCACTTTGTATTGTTCTCTCCAGCAAACGGAGCTTCTGGTGTTGCTGTATCAAGTGATGCTCAACTTACCTACAATCCTAATACTGATGTACTTTCTGCGACTACATTCTCAGGTGCATTAACAGGTACAGCAACTACAGCTCAAAACTTGAACTTAGCTGCTGGTGCTAATAACTCTAACCACTCAGTTGTATTCTCATTAAATGCTACTGGATCTGGTGTAGCATTATCCAGTGACGCTCAATTAACATATAATCCTTCTACTGATTTATTGTCAGCAACAACATTTTCAGGAAATGTCACTGGAACTGCTGTTACTGCAACAAACTTCTACGGAACCCATGTTGGGAACGTAACTGGAAATGTTACAGGCTCAGCGACTACAGCAACAAATATAAATACAACTGCTGCTACAACAGCAGGAGCTCACTATTTACTATTCAGTCCAGTTAATGCTACTGCTTCAGGAGTGGCTGTTTCCTCAGACTCAACATTACAGTTCAACCCAGGAACAAATGTATTAACTACTGATGTTTTCTCTGGAAACTTCACGGGTACTGCTGCTACTGCTACTAACTTCTATGGAACATTAACCGGAAATGTTACTGGAAACTTGACAGGAACTGCTACAACTGCTCAAAATATCAATACAACTGCTGCTACTACAGCAGGAATTCATTATTTATTATTTTCCCCAGTAAACGCAACTGCTTCAGGAGTTGCAGTATCTAGTGATACTACTTTACAGTTTAATCCAGCAACAAATGTACTTACCACTGATGTATTCTCAGGTAACTTTACAGGTACAGCAGTCACAGCTACAAACTTCTACGGAACATTCCAAGGATCTTCAGCTACAGCAGTCACATCGCAAAATATAAATGTCGTTGCAGCGACTACTGCAGCAACACACTTCATTACATTTGCTACAGCTTCTTCTGGTAGTGGATTAGCAGTTTCTGCAGATACTGATTTGACTTATAACCCAAGTACAAATGTTTTATCTGCTTCTGTTTTCTCTGGAAACTTTACAGGTACCGCTGCAACTGCAACAAACTTCTACGGAACATTAACTGGAAATGTAACAGGTAACTTAACAGGAACAGCCACTACATCTCAAAATATAAATACAACTGCAGCAACTACTGCTGGAGTTCACTATTTATTGTTCTCACCAGTAAATGCTACTGCTTCTGGTGTCGCAGTATCGTCTGATTCAACATTGCAGTTCAATCCAGCAACTAATGTTCTTACTACTGATGTATTCTCAGGAAATGTTTCTGGTACTGCAGTTACAGCTACAAACTTCTATGGTACTTTTAATGGAACATCAGCTACAGCAACTACTGCGCAAAATGTAAACGTAGTAGCTGCTGCATCTGCTGGTGCTCACTTCTTGCTCCTTGCTTCTGCAGCAAGTGGTAGTGGATTAGCAGTATCTTCAGATGCACAGTTGTCATATGTTCCAACAACTGACACACTTTCAGTAAGTAATATATTTGGAAGTGGTGCTGGTCTTACATTATCGGCCTCAGCTGCTCTAACAAACAACTCTTACTTGACTATCCAAACGGTATCTGGTGATGACGCTTCTACTAGCGATTTCTTCATTAGAGGTATTACTTCTGGTGCTTCATCTAAGTTCTCCGTTGACGCAAATGGTAACTTAAGAGCTACAACCAAGAGCTTTGATATAGATCACCCTACAAAACCTGGTAAAAGACTAGTATACGGTGTTCTTGAAGGCCCTGAACATGGTGTTTATCATAGAGGAACAGTTGAGGGTAAGGGCAATCTATTAATAGAACTTCCTGATTACTGGAGCAAGCTCGTAAATGATGACTACACTGTAACTCTTACTACTTATGGTAACTATTCAGTTCACATCATCGAGAAGTCAATGAATTCCTTTATAATTGGATTAAATGGACTAATGTTTATTAATAAATTTAAAAATATTAAAGTTGATTATTTAGTACATGGTTCTAGAATAGACGCTCCACTTATTATTGAACAAGACGATCACTAAAAATAAAAAGAAGGGAGGGAAACCTCCCTTCTTTAAATATCACCAAGGTAAATGAAATGCACAAATTTAGGATTTTGTTAGCCTCGAATTTAAATGCTGCTTGGATTTCTATTGAAGAAGGCAACATAAATATCGAAACAGGCATAAGAATAATGTATTCACTTCATGATTATGAAATGAATACATTAGAAAGAAGAGTATTTCAAATTAACGGTGATGATTTTTCAAACATTGGACTTAGTGGAAAAGACACTAGAATTGCAATTTTAGAATTATTGCTTGATACTCTCAACGCAATTATAGTTAAGGAATAAAATAATTAATGGCTACAGATGTCATCATAGAACCTGGATCGGGTCAAATTTATTGGAATGATAGCGCTGGTTCTTCGCAATCAATTTCTATAAAAGGTGATGCTCAAAATACAATTTCTGTAGTAGGTTATAGTGGTGCTTTTTCTCCTGGAAGTTCTGCTGGTGGAACTTTTGTAATTGCTTCTTTTAATGATAACTCAGGTACTTCTGCATTTATTCCCGGAACTACTAACTACGATCTTGGTTCAACTACATACAGATGGTCAGTATATGGATACACTGGTAACTTTAGTTCTGATGTAGTTATTTCTTCCTCAACACAATCAACATCTGTAACTTCAGGTGCTTTAAGAGTTAATGGTGGTGTTGGTATTAGTGGCAGAATGTACTTCAATACTGCTGCTATGGGAACAACAGGTATTGCTTCACCTCCAACATTTGCTTTTATTGGTTCTACTGGTGATCCAATATTTCTTCAAGTTTTAGAAGACAATTCACTTTCTTTTGAAGGATCACAAGGACAGTTATTTTCTATAACTCCTAACCTTTCAACAGGTTATATTTATTCTGTTAATGATATTACAGGTATTCCATTATTACGTGCAAATGCTAATGCTAATGTAACTGCTAATGAATTTGGTGGCAATTTTGGTATTGGAGTTACAAATCCTGGATACAAACTTCATGTAGTTGGTTCTGTCGGTTTTACTTCTATTTCTGCTTCTACTAATCCAACTTCTGGAACATTAGTTGTTTCAGGAGGAGTTGGTGTTGGTCAGACATTAAATATTGGTGGAAGATTAAATCTTTGGAACTCTGCTAATACTAACTTTACTTCTTTTGTAAGTACTGCAACTGGAAATACAGTATACAATCTGCCAGCCACTACTCCTGCTACAGGTACTTCAGTATTACAATCAGATAGTGTTGGAAATCTTTCATGGGTTGGATTTGTTGCTAATAGTGCTAGCATCGCTACAACTGCTCAAAATATTAATACTGTTTTTGCAAGCACTAATTCAACTCATCATATCTTGTTTTCTCCAGTAAATGGTGGATCTGGAGTTGCTGTTTCATCTGATAGTGGATTTACTGTCAATCCTGCCACAAATGTAATCACAGCAAATACATTCTCGGGAAATATTTCAGCAACTGGAACTACATCTGGATTTGTTGGAGTTACAGATAATACAGCTTCAACAAGTACTACAACTGGAGCTTTAGTTGTTACTGGTGGAGTTGGTATTGGTCAGTCTGTCAATATTGGTGGAAGAGTTGGCATTGGTACTAACTTACTAAATGCTGCTTTAAATATTCAACTTCCATCTACTGCTACTTCTGGTATCGTTATAAAAGGGAATGGTTCCCAAACAGCAGATGCAATAACAACATTTAGCTCAACAGGAACTACTAATTTTGCAGTTGGAGCTGATGGTCGTGTCAGACTTACTGGCATGGATGGTATTTGGACTTCCAAAGTACAGCAAAACATATTTGATGTGTCGGACGGAAGAGTAAACTGGAATTTATCAACCTGGCAATATTCAAACATAAACTGGGTTACAGCTGGAGCTAATATTACACAAGCTTCAGGACAGTTGTACATATATAATTCTGGAACAACTTCTGTCACAGGTGTTGGTATTATTGCAACAGGATGGGATACTAGTGGAGCTAATAGAGTTTTTGGAATATTAACTCCTTCTGGCACAGAAAGATCATTTTTTAGAGGTTATGGAAACCTTGTAATTAATCCTAATAACCCCAACGGTTTGCATACTGCTTGGAATACCATGGATCTTATTACCTTGGATATTTCTGGAACTGCGACAACATATTCTGGAAATATTATTAAGGGTAGTGTTGAATCAGTAGAAAGATTTTCCGTTGGTCCCTTTGGTAACACAAAAATTACAGTTGGTACAGCTACTACTGCTACAGGTTTTATCGTTAAGGCAGTAGCATCTCAAACTGGAAACTTAATAGAAACACAATCATCAGCAGGAGCGACTAATTTCTATGTAACTCCTAGTGGTGCAGTTAATGTTGGTTCTACAGCAGCATCAATTTCTACTTCTTCTGGAGCATTAACTGTATCTGGTGGAGTTGGTATAGGTGGAAGTTTATACGTAGCATCAGCAACTGCAATATCAGGAGTAACAATAAATTCTGGTGTTATTACTGGTACTTTATCAGGATATGCAACAACAGCAAGAAATACTGATGTTTCACTTGCATCAACAAATTCTACTCACTTTGTAACCTTCACCACTGCTTCTTCAGGATCAGGATTAGGACAATCTGCTGACGCAGATCTTACTTATAATCCATCAACAAATGTTCTTACAACTGGAACATTTAGTGGAAACTTATCTGCTACAGGTGTTACATCAGGTTTAGTTAGTGTCACAAGTTCAACAGCTTCCACATATATGGCTAATGGTGCACTTACTGTTTCTGGTGGAGTTGGTATTTCAGGACAATTATCTTTCAATAGAGCAGCTATTGGATATACTGGCATACCTACTAACCCAACGATGGCATTTATTGGAACAACAGGTAATCCCATAACACTTACTGTTCTTGCAGATAATGGTTTACAATTTGAAGGTACATCCGGAAAGTTATTTGGCATAAATAATAATCTTTCTACTGGATTTATCTTTAGTGTTGGTGATATTTCAGGTATTCCATTATTAAGAGCTAATGCAGATGGAACTGTAGCAATGGGAGAATTTGCTGGAAATATTGGAATAGGAATGTCCAATCCAGCATTCAAGTTGCATGTTATAGGATCAGTTGGTTTTACTTCAGTCACAGCATCAACAAATCCAACCTCAGGAACATTAGTAGTTTCTGGTGGTGTGGGAATTGGACAATCCTTAAATGTTGGTGGAAGATTACATTTATGGAATGCTGCAAATACAAACTTTACTGCATTCTTAAGTGCTGCATCTGGAAATCATACATATACTTTACCTGCTAATGTACCATCTACAGGAACTTCAGTATTACAAGCTGATACTTCTGGTATTTTGTCATGGGTTGGATTTAGTGCTAATAGTGCAAGTATAGCTACAACTTCTCAAAACCTAAATACAGTTGCTTCTACTACATCTGCATCACACTTCCTGTTGTTCTCTCCAACTAATGGTGCTTCTGGAGTAGCTGTTTCATCTGATGCTCAATTAACTTATAACCCTGCAACTGATGTTCTTACAGCAAGTGTATTCAGTGGTAATGTCTCAGCTACTGCAGTAACCTCGACTAACTTTTTTGGAACTCTCACTGGAAATGTAACTGGAAATGTAACAGGTACAGCTACTACTTCACAAAATGTAAACACTGTAGCTGCAACAACCTCAGCAACTCACTATCTTACTTTCTCTCCTGTAAATGGGGCATCTGGAGTAGCTTTATCTTCTGATGCTAATCTTACATTTAATCCAAGCACTAACGTTTTAACAACAGATATATTCTCTGGTAATTTATCTGCTACTGCTGTTACATCTGGATTTGTTGGAGCAACAGCATCTACACCTTCAACATCAACAACTACTGGAACTTTAGTTGTAACTGGTGGAGTTGGTATTGGACAATCTCTAAATGTTGGTGGAAGAGTTGGTATTGGCACTGATTTACTTACTGGTCAAATCAATATTAAAACTTCTTTAGCTGCAACTCCTGGCTTAGTAGTTCAAGGAGCAGCATCACAAACAGCTGATTACGCACAGTTTTTTACTTCTACTGGTACCACATCATTAAGCATAACTAAAGATGCTGAAATAAAATTTCCTTTAGCTCAAGACATCAAATTATATGCGACAGCTTATGGTTCTGTTGGTGCAATAAAAACTACGGGCAACTTTTTTGCCTACGGTGGTTTAATTTTTGCTTATGGTGTTTCTGACGCATTGTCAGCAGTGTTATCACCAACTTCTTTGTCAATAAGTCAATTGGACTGGTCTACATATAGTTCAGGCGCTACAATCAGATGGGCTACTAATAATGCAGTCAGAATACAACCTACTTCAACTTCTGTAGTACCTTTACATGTTCAACTTCAAAATGCTTCTTGGACTTCTGGAAATGCTTTTGAAATAGAAAACAATGGCACTTTAAAATTCAAAGTTGATTATGCTGGATCAACAACAATCTTATCAACAGTTGGATCAGGTTCTACAACCACTGGAGCATTAGTAGTAAGTGGTGGTGTTGGAATTTCTGGAGCAATATTTGGTGGTTCAACTATTTCTGCAGCTGATAATATTGAAATTAGATCAGCAAAAGAATTAAGACTTAATAACTCTGGAAATACATTCTACACTGGATTTAAAGCTGGGGCAAATGCTTCTAACACTACCTATACCTTCCCAGCAGCATATCCAGGATCAGGAACATCAGTATTACAATCAGACACATCAGGTACCTTAACTTGGGTTGGAATTGTAGGAACCGCAACTACTTCACAAAATGTTAATTTAGCTGCAGGAGCTAATAACTCAAATCATTCAGTAGTCTTCTCATTAAATGCTACTGGTTCTGGAGTTGCTTTATCTAGTGATGCTGGTTTGCAATACAACCCATCAACAAACGTATTAACTGCAGATGTATTCTCAGGTAATGTAAGTGCAACTGCTGTAACTGCAACAAACTTCTTCGGTACATTCCAAGGATCTTCAGCAACTGCAGTAACATCTCAAAATATAAACACTACATCAGCTACTACTGCAGCAGCTCACTATTTATTATTTAGCCCTGTAAATGCAACTACATCTGGAGTTGCTGTTTCATCAGACTCTTCATTACAGTTCAATCCAGCAACTAATGTTCTTACTGTTGATGTATTCTCTGGAAATCATACAGGAACAGCTTTTACTGCAACAAACTTCTTTGGTACATTGACTGGTAATGTAACAGGCAACTTAACTGGAACAGCAACTACTTCTCAGAATGTAAATACTGTTGCAGCTACTACATCTGCATCACACTTTATTACATTCTCTCCAGTCAATGGTGCATCAGGTGTAGCATTATCATCAGACGCTAACCTTACATTCAATCCAAGTACTAATGTATTAACAACAGATATATTCTCTGGAAATGTAAGTGCTACCGCAGTTACTTCAACTAACTTCTTTGGAACACTGACTGGAAATGTCACTGGAAATCTAACTGGTACTGCTACTACAGCACAAAATATCAACCTAGCTGCTGGAGCAAATAATTCCAATCACTCTGTTGTATTCTCATTAAATGCTACAGGAACAGGTATAGCATTATCTTCAGATGCTGGATTACAATATAACCCTGCTTCAAATGTATTGACTGCTGATGTATTTTCTGGAAATGCTTCTGGAACAGCTGCAACATACACTAACTTCTTTGGTACACTAACAGGTAATGTAACTGGAAATCTTACTGGTACAGCTACTACATCTCAAAATATTAATACAACATCCGCAACTACTGCGGGAGCTCACTATTTATTATTTAGTCCTGTAAATGCAACTGCTTCAGGAATTGCTGTTTCAAGTGATGCTACCTTACAATTCAACCCTGGCACTAATGTTCTTACAACCGATGTATTCTCTGGAAACTTAAGTGCTACAGCTGCTACAGCTACTAATTTCTTTGGTACATTAGTTGGAAATTCATCTACTGCTACAACAGCTTCTAACTTAAATGTTGTTTCAGCTACAACAAACTCTGCACATTATATAACATTCTCCCCTGCATCAAGTGGAAGTGGTTTAGCTACCTCAGCAGACACTGATTTATCTTATAATCCAAGTACTAATGTCATGACTGCTGGAGTTTTCTCTGGAAACTTCACAGGAACAGCTGCCACTGCAACTAACTTCTTCGGAACATTAGTTGGCAATTCTTCAACAGCAACAACAGCACAAAATGTTAATCTTGCAGCTGGAGCAAATGCAGCTAACCATTCTATTGTATTCTCATTAAATGCTACTGGATCTGGAGTAGCATTATCATCAGATGCAGAACTTCAATACAATCCGTCAACAAATGCACTATCTGTTGGAACTGGTAATATTACTGCAAATGCTGTAAGAATAGGAAATTCAGCTAATACCGTTGATACTTCATCAGGAAACTTAACATTAGATTCAACTGGTGGACAAGTAAACATCAATGACAATGTTGTAATCCAAGGTAATCTTACAGTACAAGGCACTACACTTACAGTTGATTCAACAATTACTACAATTGTTGATCCTGTCATTGTTCTAGGATCTGGTGTTGGAGGAACACACTCTACTGCTGACAATAATCAAGACAGAGGTATTGAGTTCAGATATTCCAATGGTGGAACTGCTGTAACTGGATACTTTGGCTTCCAAGATACTGATTTTAAATTTAGATATATTCCTAATGCTACTCTTTCTGGAACAAATGTATATTCAGGAAATGTTGGTGTAATTGTAGCAACATTAGAAGGTAATGTTTCAGCAACTGCAGTTACAGCTACAAACTTCTATGGTACTCTTGTTGGTAATACTGCAACAGCTACTACATCTCAAAATATAAATACTACTACAGCAGCTACTGCAAGTGCTCACTATATTTTATTTAGTCCTGTAAACGCAACTACTTCTGGTGTCGCAGTTAGTTCAGACAGCACTTTACAATTCAACCCTGGAACAAATGTACTTACAACAGACGTATTCTCTGGAAACCTTAGTGCTACCGCAGCTACTGCTACTAATTTCTTTGGTACTCATGTTGGTGCTGTAACTGGAAATGTTACTGGCACTGCGACAACAGCACAAAATTTAAATACTACAGCTGCAACTACCGCAGGTGCACACTATTTATTATTCTCTCCAGTAAACGCAACAGCTTCAGGGGTAGCAGTATCGTCTGATTCAACATTACAGTTCAACCCTGGTACTAATGTTCTTACAACAGATGTATTTTCAGGTAATTTATCAGGAACAGCAGTAACTGCAACTAATTTCTTTGGAACATTAGTCGGCAATTCTTCTACTGCAACAACAGCAAGTAATTTAAATATAAACCCTGCTTCAGCAAATAGTCTTCATTATATTACTTTTTCAACAGCATCATCGGGTAGTGGATTAGCAAGTTCAACTGATACTGATTTAACTTATAATCCTGGAACCAATGTTCTTGTTGCAGGTGTTTTCTCTGGTAACCTTAGTGCTACTGCTGCCACTGCCACTAACTTCTTTGGAACACTTACTGGAAATGTAACAGGCACTGCTACAACAGCACAAAACTTAAATACTACAGCTGCTACAACAGCTGGTGCTCACTATTTATTATTTAGCCCTGTAAATGCTACAGCTTCAGGAGTTGCGGTATCCTCAGATTCAACACTTCAGTTCAATCCGGGTACTAATGTTCTTACAACAGATGTTTTCTCAGGAAATCTTAGTGCTACTGCAGCAACAGCAACAAACTTCTTTGGAACACTTACTGGAAATGTTACTGGAAACTTAACTGGAACAGCCACAACTGCACAAAATATTAATTTGGCAGCTGGTGCAAATAACTCAAATCATTCTGTAGTCTTTTCATTAAATGCTACTGGAACAGGTATAGGATTATCTAGTGACGCTGGTTTACAATATAATCCTTCTACAAACTTACTTACTGCAGATGTATTCTCAGGAAACTTTACAGGAACTGCTGCTACCGCAACTAATTTCTATGGAACTCATATTGGTGCTGTAACTGGTAATGTATCTGGAAACGTAACTGGAACTTCTACTACATCTCAAAATGTAAACACAGTAACAGCCACTACAGCAGCTATTCACTATATTACTTTTTCTCCTGTAAATGGTGCAAGTGGAGTTGCACTTTCAAGTGACACTCAACTTACATATAATCCTGGTACTGACGTATTAACTGCATCTGTATTCTCTGGAAATGTAACTGGAACAGCAATAACTGCTACCAACTTCTACGGTACTCTCGTAGGCAATACTGCAACAGCCACTACTTCACAAAATATAAACACAACAGCTGCAACGACAGCTGGAACTCATTATCTGTTATTTAGTCCAGTCAATGCTACAGCTTCAGGTGTAGCAGTGTCATCCGATTCTACGTTACAGTTCAACCCTGGGACTAATGTTTTAACAACGGATGTATTCTCTGGTAACTTCACAGGTACAGCAGCCACTGCAACTAACTTCTTTGGAGCATTGACTGGAAACGTTACAGGTACTGCTACAACTTCACAAAATGTTAATTTAGCTGCAGGTGCCAATAATTCAAGTCATTCAATAGTCTTTTCTTTGAACGCTACTGGTTCTGGCGTTGCTCTTTCAAGTGATGCGCAATTAACATATAATCCTTCAACTGATGTATTGTCTGCAACTACTTTCTCAGGAAATGTGAGCGGAACTGCAATAACTTCCACAAACTTCTTTGGAACATTGACAGGAAATGTTACTGGAAACCTTACTGGAACTGCAACTACTTCACAAAATGTAAACTTAGCTGCGGGTGCTAATAATTCAAATCACTCTGTGATTTTTTCATTGAATGCAACAGGAACAGGAGTAGGATTATCAAGTGATGCTGGTTTACAATATAACCCATCAACTAATGTTATTACAGCTGATGTATTTTCTGGTAATCATACTGGAACTGCATTTACGGCAACAAACTTCTTCGGAACATTAGTTGGCAATTCATCAACAGCTACTACATCTCAAAATGTAAACACTGTAACAGCTACTACATCAGGTGTTCATTATATAACATTCTCCCCGGTGAACGGAGCATCAGGGGTAGCACTTTCCTCAGATACTCAACTTACTTACAATCCTGCTACTGACGTACTTTCAGCTACTACATTCTCTGGAAATGCAACTGGTACTGCAATAACTGCTACAAACTTCTATGGTACTTTAATAGGAAGCGTTGGTTCTGCTACAACATCACAAAATATCAATACCACAGCTGCAACTACTGCTGGAGCTCATTATTTATTATTTAGTCCGGTAAATGCTACTGCTTCAGGTGTAGCAGTTTCATCAGATGCTCAGTTACAATTCAATCCAGGAACTAACGTCCTTACCGTTGATGTATTTAGTGGTAACTTAAGTGCTACCGCTGCCACAGCAACTAACTTTTACGGTACTCATATAGGTAACGTAACAGGTACTGCAACTACTTCTCAAAACATCAATACAGTAACAGCTACTACTGCAGCTGTCCATTACCTAACATTCTCTCCTGCAAACGGAGCGAGTGGAGTAGCGTTGAGTAGTGATACTCAACTTACTTACAATCCTGCTACAGACGTATTGTCATCAACTACATTCTCTGGAAACTTATCAGGTACTGCTGTAACATCTACGAACTTCTTTGGAGCTTTGACTGGAAATGTTACTGGAGCGGCTACAACTGCTCAAAATATAAATACAACTAGCGCAACAACTGCTGGAGCTCACTATTTATTATTTTCCCCAGTAAATGCAACAGCAAGTGGAGTAGCTGTTTCTTCTGATTCAACATTGCAGTTCAACCCAGCAACAAATGTATTAACTACTGATGTTTTCTCTGGAAATTTATCTGCAACAGCAGCAACCGCTACAAACTTCTTTGGAACATTGACTGGAAATGTTACTGGCACAGCTACAACAGCACAAAATATTAACTTAGCTGCTGGTGGAAATAACTCAAACCATTCTGTAATATTCTCATTAAATGCTACTGGTACAGGCGTTGGATTATCAAGTGATGCAGGATTACAATATAACCCATCAACGAATGTTCTTACTGTTGATGTATTCTCTGGAAACTTCACAGGAACTGCAGCTACTGCCACCAACTTCTTTGGTACTCATGTTGGTGCTGTAACTGGTAATGTCACAGGTACTGCAACAACATCTCAAAATGTCAACACTGTATCAGCAACCACAGCTGGTGTTCACTATATTACATTCTCTCCTATCAATGGTGCATCAGGTGTTGCCTTAAGTAGTGATGCCCAACTGACTTACAATCCTGCCACTGATGTACTTTCTGCTACAACTTTCTCAGGAAATGTTACCGGAACAGCAATAACAGCAACTAACTTCTACGGTACTCTTATAGGAAGTGTTGGATCAGCAACTACTTCACAAAATATCAACACAACAGCAGCAACAACTGCCGGTGTTCATTATTTATTATTTAGTCCAGTAAATGCTACTGCTTCAGGAGTAGC